GATCCGGAAGGCCTGCTTGGCGATGAAGGCAGCCCTTTGGGCGTCTGCGCGAAACGTGAATGTCACCGGCACGGCAGACGGCTTGCCGTCGTAAAGGTTATGCACCGTCTGGCCGTTGACCGCGACTGTATAGCGATCATGATAAGCCATGCCCTCGACGCGGACCTTTGGATTGCGCAGACGTACGTTCTCTTCCTCCGCCTTCCTCGCCCTATCCAATAGCTGGTTGGCCGATACAAGACGGTCGTGGGCTATCCGGTGCCAGTGCTCGAACTGCTCGGTCATGAAGGTGAGTTGCATGGCGGCGGCTTCATGGCGCTGATGTGCCGCGTCGCGGGAGGCTATCAGCGCTTTCCGGTTTTCCTCCAGCAGCCGGATCGTGTCGTCGCGGCACTCGATGCCATCTATCGCGTCGGCGCGGGCAGCCATGGGAATTACCTCGGTCGCCATCTCTTCTTCGCCGGTTTCCGGATTAATGTAGAGGTGGTTAACATGGTCGATCTCAAGACGCTTGTGGCAGCGTTCGACCTCAGTCTCTGCCGCTTCTAGACGCTGGCGGACCGTATCGCTTTCAGTCAACGCCGCTGATATTGCTCGATATACATCGTGGATGTTTGCAAAACACCATTTTTTTCCATCTAATTCTATGAATTGGCACACATTCGATGTGTTTTCTTGTAAGAATTCATAGGCTTTAGGATGGATATCTTTTGGAAGATCGGATTTGGTAGTTTCGGTCATTTATGGTCCCAATCTAATGCATCATACTTACCTGTAAGGACTCCCCACGCATTTCGAATGCGCCATGAAATGGGATATCCTCGCAACATGGGGCGAGCGGCCTTCCATGTCTTTCCGTCGCGGCTCTCAGCAACCGACCAATTGCGGATTTGCTCAAAAGTAAATTTCATAATAGTTTCCTTGCACGGCGCAAATCGCCAAGCGTAAATTCTGATGGGTGTTGAGCGTTGATTGGTTTCCGCCAGACCGGAACTAGTTTCAAATCATCAGGGTCGTTTGGGTGGAAATATTCTGAAGACCGACCAAATTTATTCAGTTGGTCCTCCAGTTCCTCTATTCTTGCCTTGGCGGCGGAGAGGGACGACCGAATGACTGTTGCGGGATCGGTTCCGATAAACTCGGAACTTAAAGCGACGACAAGTTCATCTAGCGCTTCCTCAGCGGCTTTGAAGTCGATGGTCATCGTTATCCTTCCTTCTGTGGAGAGGTTTGGTTCGCCCCGGAGGGTTTAGCAGCCGTCTTTGCGGCGGCCGAGACACCGCCTGCTGAGGGAGGGCTGGGGAGAGGCATCCAGTGGGTCGGCTCGTCTCCGGTAAGGTCTTCTCCGCCGGTGCTAAACCAATAGAAATCACCTTCCGGAGGGTTTAGATAGGTTGAGATGTGCGCGTCCTCTTCGACGTAATGCGCTGTGAATACGCCGGCATCTGGGCGGTAAGCCAGGATGACTGTGCCGTCCTGCGGAGCGGTAGCGAAAGGCCTCCACCCTTCCGCAGGACGTGGGGAAGCGGAGAGGGCGGCGATCCCATGCAGACGGCGGATCGAACGCTCGAAATGTTGGACGTAATCGGCGATCCGTTGAGCCGGTATTTTGTACTCAACCGCCAAGCCGTACAGCCCCTTGCTGTAACCTAGCAAGGCGGTCAGCAGGTTGTCGGCTTCACCATGCACCGGCGGCGCGTCATATCCTCCTTGGGGCGGAGTGACGGTCGCATCACGGTGGGCATTGATGAAGGCGCGCAGCGTCTCAAATTGGCATTCGACTCGCGCTCTGTCGTGCCCGTACATCGCGGCGCGCATACGATTTAACGCTTCCAGCGCCTCAAGGGCGGCTTGGCTGTCTACTGGGGGGATGGGGTGGGTCATCTATTCGGCCTCCCAGCAAGACATCTCTTCGTCCGCGATTTCGAAAGCCGCGGCCTGTGTCCAGTCATGCCCCTCTTGGCCAAACTCCAAGCCCTCGTCTGTGATTGTGGTTTGGTAGCCGGTCTTGGCCGCATCGATTGCGACAATGGGATCGAGATCGGCTTTGATAACGTAACGGTCGGCAATCCAGCCGATGAACTCTTCTTTGGTCTTGGCGGGTTCGCTCATTTTGCGGCAGGCCCCATGATTTGAACGAAATGTTTGTGGCAGATATAGGCGGTGAACGGGTGGCGATGTATAGGGATGCCAAGACCGGGGATATGTCCGATAGGCGGCTCATCGCTGAAGATGGTCTCTTCAACCTTGTGCTCGGCTGGCGCGCCACAGAAGCAACTCTCGCCTTGACAGCATTTGGAGACGAAGCGGTCACTCATGTCCCGCCTCCCTGTTAGAGGTGCGGGCATCCATCTGGGGGCGGGAAGGAGCGAGGCTTTCCAAGCTGGCGTCAACGAAGGCCTTTGCCTCCTTAAGGCCCACGACGATACAGTCATCGCACATATGGGTCTGACCCTCGGCGACGCCGCCATTGCGCCACATCGAAACGCTGACGATAAGCTGTGGCGAAATTTCCCGCCGACCGTCCAGCATCGGTCGGTGTTTGTTCATTTGAACGATTATGGAGCCATTGCCGAAGCTGCCCACAGGAGCCTGTGTCGCACGTCTTGGCGTGCCACACAGGCAGCAGTGATCTGCGCGCCCTCCCATTACGCCGCCCTCAGCTTGTACATCGTTTGGCGACCTGACCCGGTGTTGTCGGGATCGAACTGGATCAAATCAAGCCTTTGCAATTCACAAAAGGCGGCAAAACCGATACCGCGAGCAAAATCACCATAAGGGGCAGCCTTGAACGTGCAACGGTACTGGAATTGCTCGCGACCGGTATAGCCGTTGCGCTCAAGCTGACGAATGAAACGGCCGCCATTGGCCAGGATTTCGAGAGCTTCCGCAGCGCGCTTGCTCATTTTGGGTTGGTTGTTCATTTGTCGGCTCCAATCGTGTATCTGATTGAGCTAATATCATGTATGTGATATGTGTCAATACCGTATACACGAAATAGGTGAAGCTTGACGGATTTTCATGTACATGGCACTCGTCGAAAAATGGGACGAACCAAATTATGGACTGAACGCATCCAGTTGCCGTTGGCGGAAGGCACTACCGCACGGATAGATGCCGTGCGCGAGGAGGGCGAAGACCGGCTCTCGGTCATCCGGCAAGCCATTGAGCGCGAGATCAAGCGCCGGGAGCGAGCGGGAAAGGCATAGGCGTTCATCCCCGCACCTCACGGAGTTTAGCGAGGAGGGAGCGGGCGCGGCGCATATGTCCGAACGTGAGATGGTTTGCAGCGTCGGTGCGCGCGATGCGTCCGTCATCGGGCCATTCGCCGCAAAGGCGGATATCGGCAGCCTTGGCGAACGGCTCCAGCACCTCCGCCGCCTCCGCAAGGAGGGCGGATTGGTCGGGCGGTGAGGTGAAGAGGGGAATGGCCTCAACAGACCTATGCAGATATCCATCGAGCGGGAACATTTTCCCCGAATCATCGCGCCGTATCAGGTCTAATTGACCGTGCGTCGTAACTGCCACCGGCTGCGCTTGCTCGGTTACGGGAGGGACGATACCTTCCCCGACAACCTTTCCGCCAGCCATTGACAGGGCGTTGTTCAGCGCCTTCACGACATTTTCGCCGGTGAAACGAACCGTCTGCCAGTTTGTCCATTCGGCGCAAACCTCAACAGCACTATTCGGACCGCCGAAACCCGCGTTATCCGCCAAGATGGTCAGCGCTGAGCCTTCCGACTGGCGAAGATGTTCAATCAGGCTCCAAGCTTCTTCAGCTACTTGGGGCGACTTCGGAAACACCCCCTCACTATGCGGTGAGACGATGGGGGAGGGCTTGGTCGGCAAGGTGAAGGAGGGGAATTGGGCGGCGCTGGTGACGCGTTCAAACCGGCCGTCTTCGAACTCCGTCACGCCGCGAACCCACAGGGCACCATCCTCGCCGCGATAGATCACAACTGGCTTATCGTCCAAAAGCTCATTCGCTGCGCACTGGAGTTTACCGCGCCCAATCTCGGTGTAGACGGTGCCGCGCTTGACGTGACGCCAGGCCAATGGGGCTTGCCGACAATCTGAGCCCCGATCCTGTTGTCTATCTGGGTTGGTGATAGCGCGACGGTTCCAAGCTTCTGACGCATCATAGCTATCGCCCGTCACCCTGATCCAAGGGCCAGCAGCTTCACAATCTGCGCATTTGATATTTGATCCGCTTTTGTGTGCCTCCCAGTACTTTACGTTGGCTGACCCACAAAACGGACAGCGCTTCAGTTCCGGCATTCCTTGGGCTTGGTGTTCAGAGGTCATTAGTTTCCTCCCAGAGGCTTAGCTTCGGTCTGTGGGGCGGCCGGGACACCGCCCCCGAGTGCCATGTGCAGAACGTCGTCTGCGTGATCGCAATGGGCCTGATTGCTGCCGACCGGATGGGCGGCGGCGTAACCTTTGGCCATCGGAAGGACCAACTGGAGAGCGTCAAACAGTTCTGAGGCGGCAAGAGCCTTCGGGGCGAGCGTGGTCAAGGCCACGTCCAGGGCGGCAATATCATCGTTGCGCACGCGGACACGCAGGCGATGCCACTCCGGGTCTTTGCACTTAGGACGCTGCAATGCCTTCAGGGATTGCGCAATATCGCCTTGAAAAGACCAGCGCAGGGCCTTGAGCGTGTCGATATGAGTGGAAAGGGGCCGTGTCTCGGCGGCCGCTTCGACCTCAGCCCTGGCAACGGTACGAACCCCATCCACCTGCTCTATAAAAGCCTCAAGCATTTGCTTAGCACTTTCATAGTTAGGCCATTCAGGGTTAGCCATGGCCTTAAGAGCGGCGCGGGCTTCTGTTATGGTGAGGGTCATGCGGGCACTCCCGACATATCGAGGGTAAGAGCCAGGGCGTGCGGCCTGACCCAGATATTGGTGGACGACAGGAAGAACGTCTCTCCCTTTTCCGCGAGCAAGAGCGTCTGACCCACGACCTGGCCCATGGCGGTAGCGGCCTTTTTCGGGACGGCATTGCCGATGTGCTCCCGAATTTCCCCATCGGACGAGCCGTATATGATCCATGTATCCGGATCCTCGGGTTCAACCAGGCTTTGGAGCGCGCCCATTTCGAGCGTGGTCACCGGCCGGTGCCAGGTTCCGTCCAGGGCGCGGATGATGCAGGATAGGCGTTGGTCCGCGGCGGGAAGCTCTGGCGCCGGCCCGGTGAAGAACGCTTCCGCGCCCTCACGCCTGTCCGCGACCGACCACGATCCGTTGTCCAGTTTTCCGAACGCGGGCACGGCGCCTGATGGCTGATCACCGGACATGACGCCATAGTGACCCTGCGTGTTGTAGTGGCTGCGCTCGCCGCGCATACCCTCAGGGCGCGGGTCCGCTACCGATATCCAGCCGCCCTGGACGCCTTTGCCGCCGCCCGTGACAACGCCGGTTGCATCCTCCCATTTGCCGACAGCCATGTTATTGTAACGGTTCTGCCAGCGAGGCAGCGGGTCTGCGACGCAAGCCGCGCCGGAGCCGACACGGTCGGTTCCGGTCACGACGCCGGGAACGCCGTCATAGGGTATGATCCGGAACTTGTTGGTATGGGCGCCCACGCCATGGGTGGGTCGCGGGTCCGCGACGGAGAATGTGCCCTGTCCTGGCGACCGATGGCCTGTGACGACGCCGGGCGTGTCGTTCATGCTCATGACGCCATACTGCTGGTACTGGTCGGCGCCATGCGGCGGTCTCATGTCCGCGACCGAGAACGGCCCATTGTTGGGCAGGCTGCGACCGCGCACAGTCCCGGCCGTATCTTCCCAGCGGTTTACGCCCAAGAACCCGTTCTGTCGCTCAGGCATGATCAGGTAGTCGGTAAGATATCCATCCTCGACGTTGAGGTGGTTGAGCGAGCGCCAGTCCTTTCCGGCTTCGACAAAGGCGAGCCGGACCCAGGTCTTCCACGACAACTGGGGAACACGGTGCATGGCGCCACCGATAGGATCGCCGGGAAGCGGCATCCGGTCGAGGATTTCGCCAATGCCGAGAAGGCGCTGCATTGGCGGCTCGTACAGGAACGGAGGCACCAGCTCCATATGGCGCGCCATCAGCAGGAACCGAGGCCGGCTCTGTGCCAGGCCGCCCAGCTTGCCACAATCATACTTGGACGGGTTCACGGCATAGCCATAAGACCGGAACAGGGCGACGATCTGATCGACCAGCCACGCACCCCTGGTTTCGATGCGGGGTACGTTCTCGAAGGCGATAATCTTGATCGGCCTGTCCTTGAAGGCTTCCAGGAGGAGCCAGACGCAGCGTAGCGTCAGTTCGTTCAGGGCTTGATATTTCGGCGTCAGCGACATCGCCTGTGAGAGTAGGCCGGAGAAGCCCTTGCAGGGAGCGGAGATAAAGCCAAAGTCGGGCCATTCGCCATGGGCGGCGCGGCGGACATCATCCGGCGTCACTTCGCGCCAGCCGGCCGGCGGTTCCCGGCCGTGGAACTTGATGTACTGTAGGCGAGTGAACAGGTCTGCCAAGGTACCCTGCACGCCGGCTCGGTGCGTGAAGTTTTGGATCGCGCTCGGGCTCACGTCCATGCCGCCGACGCAACGCCAGACTGCCTCCAGGAGCCCCATCTGGGTCACCGCCTCGTTGACGCCCTCGGCGCTTCCGCCCATGCCGCAGCACATGTGGAAGTGGGTGTATTCATGTCTTTCGACCATCTGGGCCATGATCAGCCCTCGATCGACGACATATAGAGGTCGATCATCGCTTCTTCTTCCGAGCGCTTGACCTTGTCCTGCTTGCGGATACGCACAACCTTACGCAGGATCTTGACGTCGAAGCCTTCGCCCTTGGCCTCGGCATAGACTTCCTTCAGGTCGTTCGAAACGACGGCCTTGTCCTCCTCGAGGCGTTCGATGCGCTCGATGATTGTGCGCAGGCGGCCTTGGCCCTGTGGTGTGATTTCGAAAGATTGGTCGCCACTGTTATGTCCGATGTCTGCCATGGATTTTCCCTTAAAATGTGAAGATTAAGCGCGTGCCGGCGCGACCGTGTAGGTGACGGACGGGTCATCGGCCTCCGCAATGCGGACGCTGGTCTTGTTATCCCAGAGGCTACAGACCATCTCACCGTCACCGATGACGCTGGCTACATCGCGCAGGTATTTCGCATTGAAGCCGATCAGCATCTTATCGCCGGTGTGTGCGGTTTCGATCTCGGCATCGGCGACGCCGCCGTCATTGTTCCTGCCGCTGATGGCCAGGCCATCGGGCTTGAAGTCGAAGCGGAGAAGCAGCGTCTTATCCCGGTTGACGATTCCAGCCGCGTCGATGCCACGCGCCAGGTCGGATGCCTTCAATCGGGCCTCGACCGGAGCCTTTCCAGCGGGGATCGGGCGCATGTAGTCGACATAACTGCCGTCGATCAGCTTGGACACGAGCTGCGTATTGCCGACATCGACCGCGATCTTGGACTTGCTCACGGTCAGGGTGACGTCCCCCTCTCTAGCGCCGATGATGCGCTGGATGAGCGCGACCGTCCCGCGTGGGATCGTGATCGGCGGTGCCGCAGTCGATCCATCCGGCGCTGGCATCTCGGCGAAGGCGATGCGATGGCCGTCCGTGGCGGCGGCGCGCAGATAATCGGTGCCTTCGTCCTGAACGGTGTGGAGGTGTATACCGGCAAGGAAGTAGCGGGTCTTCACGTCCGCGCTCATCGCATGGTCGGTCTTGCCCAACAGGCGAGACAGGCTCTCGCACAGGAGCGAGTAGGTGACGCCTCCCTCGACGGCGGCCATGGTGGGGAAATCCGTCGCCGGCAGCGTCGGCAGCATGTAGTTGCTGCGGCCTGCCGTGACCTTCATGCGCTTGTCCGCGGCCGGATCGAACACGATGGCGATCTGCGCGCCCGGCAATGCCTTGGCGGCGATGTCCGCGAGCTCGCGTGCTGGCGCCGTCAACCGGCCGGGCTTGACCACGTGGGCGTCGATCTGGGTCGAAACCTCAATGTCCAGGTTGGTGCCGACGATGCGAAGGCTGGAGCCTACCGTTTCGAGCAGGACGTTGGATAGGACCGGGATGGTGTGTTTGGTATCGACCGCGCCCATGACCTGGCCTAGGGCCTGGATGAGCGGATCGCGTTCGATCGAGATTTGCATCAGGCCGCCTTGGTCAGGTAGTTGAACTGAGGGCGACGATCGGCGGCGATCAGGTATTCGCGCATTTCTTCACCCCACTTCTGGATAAAGGCGTGCGCCTGCTCCGGATTGCCGGACAGGATGGTCAGGTCGAGATCCGAGATGCAGATTTTCAGATCGAAATGAGCGTTGCCCCCCCCCGGTCAGGTGAAGCGGTTCGCGTTGATGGTGGCTCATGTTGGCCTCTGAATAAGCCCAGGTCCGCCGCCGTTTATTCGACTGACGCGGCGCTCCTGGCGTGGGTTAACTGTTGCTGCCGAACCGGCGCTTCTTTCCCCATGGATCGGCGCGTTTCGGGAAGGTGGATGGCTTGCGGTTGAAGCCGTGATGCTTGTCGTAGAGCCTGTTAGCCTTGGCGATGGCGCGATTTCCGTCTTCGCCGTGAGTGTGGCCAGCATGGCATTTGATGTGCGCCGGTCGCATGAACTGCGGATCGTCGGGGTCAATGTCTGGATCGGCGGGGATCTCGGCACCGGTGAACCGGTCGCGGAGCAGGCGTAGGGCCCGATCCTTGCCGATGTGGGCCGCCTCCCAGGCTTCGCCCTGCTGGATCTTGCCGCCGCAGTAGCAACAGACGCCTCCGTGCTCGACGAAGAAGTCAGCCCGCTTTTTCCGCGACATGGACTTGCGGCGCTTGGCCATCAGGCGGCGATCCTTTCGCCGGCATCGAGCTTGAGTTTCAGGTCGGGCGCCAGCCATTTCCACAGGCCCTCCGATTGCCAGAACGCGAGTGCCCGGTTGAAGAAGGCGGTGAACGCGATCTGATCCATGCGAGCAAAGGCGGTGCTGTCCGGGACGCGATAGACGAGACCCTGCAGATGGATGACGCGAAAGCAGCCGGCGCCCATCTTGGTCACATCGTGCAGGATCTCGGGCCCGTCATCGAAGCCGCCGCTTTTGCAGATCGAGTTCAGGCAGGCGAAGTAGAGCCTATGGTGCGGTATGCTGCGCGGCTGGCGGATTGAGACCATGAATGGGCCATCAGGAAGCTCGAGCATGTCGTCCTCGGCCAAGGGATCGGCAGGGACGAGGTTGTAGCCACGGCGGCGCATTAGGATATCTTTGGCCACGGTCACACCACCTGATCAGCGTGAATAATGATGCCGGGGATATCTGAGCGTTTGCCGGCGCGGATATCGTCCTTGGCAAACTGTTCCACGGTCGCGCTGAAGGCCTCAGGGCGGTCGCGCCAGTAGTGGGCCAGCGCATCCTTCAGACTGACGATTTCAGCTCTGTAGACGGTCCGGAGGCCGATGGCGCGGGTTTCGCCCTGGGCTTGGGCCTTGGCACGGTTCGCGGCGGCAAGGTCAATGGCGGCTTGTCGGGCGCGGTCCACGTCTGCAAGGGCCGCGTCTCGATCGTCAATGTCGGTCGCATCATGCGTGTGGGCTATATGCTCTTCAGCCTGCCTGCGCGCCTCGGCTTCGCGTTGCGCAGCCTCTTGCCGCTGACGTTCCTGTTCCGCCGCCACCTTGCGTAGCCAGCCGCCAAGCGCCTCCTTGACGGCCTCTTCGATGCGAACGGCGACACCCTTGACTGACTTGGTGTTGCCGATCAGCGAATTGTAGCGGTCTTGGATTTGTTTGACAGCCTCATCGTGAGGCTCTTTCTCCTTGACCCGCTCGGCGTCAGCGCGCTTGGCGGCATTGCGAACGCGCTCCAAGAGAAGGCCAAGCTTGTCAGCCTCCGCTTGAGATTGAACCTCGGCACCGTCGAGCCAGTTGCCGGCCTCCACGCGCAGGTCTTCGATCTCAGCCTTGACCAGTTCGAACGGCGTCGGCTCGGGGGCACCGTTGTCGCCGATGCCGCCAAGGCGGGGGCCGGCCTCGGCTTCTGCTGCCTGAGCAGCCTGCGCGGCCTCGTATTCAGCGTTGAGCCGGTCGCGGCGGGCGATCATGACCGGATAGGCCGGGTCGCTGGTTTGGCCTTCGCGTTCCATCTTGGCCGTGGCTGCGTTCAGGTGCGGGAATGCCATGTCCTCGATCAGGACCGGGCCCTTGCTGGACTGGTAGTGGGTGACGATTGGTTGAGCGGTGTCCATCAGGCTGCATCCTCAAAAGGGTTGTCGGCTTGCTGGGAGGCGAGAGCGTCCCGGCGCTGTTTCAGCTTGGCAAAAAGAGGAGAGCCCATTTCGGGCGGGAGCCGGTCCTTGATCGCCTGGCCGTTGGCCTGGTACCAGGCGTCGCAGGCCTCGGGCGTCTTCAAGGCGAGGATCGCCTTGGTGTGGCGGTCGATGAAATCGGCGTCGGTTTCTTCGGCCGCTTCCTGCCGTTGCTGGCGAGCGCCATCATTCGCCTTCATGGGCGTAAAGTCGGCATCGACAAATCCGCCGTCCGGGACTTCCTCAGCCGGGGTCGTGGACAGGCCGGCCTTCATCATGACAACCACGTGGGCGAAGGCGGACCGGCAAGCGCGGCTGATGGCGCGGGTTTGCGCCATGGCGCGGATGGCGTAGTCCGGCCGCTTCGGCAGGGTCGTGATGATCTTGTTGCCGGTCTTGCGCCGGTTGCCCTTGGGGCCGACCCATTCGTCCTTCTCGACTTCGCCGCCGTACCAGGTGGGCTCGTCCTCGCCGACAAAGCCCTCAGCCTCGGCAATGATGGCGCCATCGGACATGCGGCGGATTTCGCCGATGGCGCGGACGCCGCCGTGGACACGCTCAACCGACCGGGCGGAGGCGGTGCAGCCGTGGGCGACAGCGATGGCCTGCCAGCCCTCGACCTGGACGTATTTCCGGCCCTGTATTTCCATCGCCGTCTCGACCACAATGGCCTTGCACAGATCGGCGGCGTCGGTGCTGGCGCGGTAGTGCTCCACATTGCTGGAGCCGCTTGTGGGCGCGATTGCCTTGCTATCGGACATAGTTGCAGTTCCTTGTCAGTGAAAAAAGATGAGAAGCCAGACGATCAGGCTGAATGCGGCGACCGCCAGAAGCGCCCAGCCGACTGGCCATTTGCGGTCTGCGCTTTCGGTGAAGTTCCAGCCGCGGTGGCTGGACGACGGCGGAAGGCCGCGCGAGTTGCGGAAGTCGTCGAACATCATTTCAGCCCCCATATCCGAGCCTCGTTGAAGGCCCTGGTCGCATCGGTGATTTGCCGGCGTAGATCAGCCGCAAGGGCCGGGGCGCCGTTGTTCGCAGCCAGTTGACCGCGCTTGACCAAAACCTGGACCTCGTGAAACAGGTCATCGAGTTTGATCACTTCGGAATAGTCACCGCGCACCCGGATGACTTGGCCGTGAGAATGTTTGTAGGCTTCCATGGTCAGGCCTCCACAGTGGGAGACTTGGCGTCACGACCTTCCATCAGTCGGAAGTCGACGCTTTCGCTGTAATAACCATTGGATGAGCCGTACCAGCGGATCATGACACTGCCCTTGATGGTGGCCAGCTCGTAGAACGTCCAGGTGTAACTATCGTCGTACTTGTCGACCGCGCCGCATTCGCTGTCCGTTCGCTCCTCGGCGCGCAGGATCGGGGCGCCGATCAGATCATCCAGGTCGCCTACGACATCCTCAACAGAGACGCGCTCGCAGCAGTCCTGATCGTGGAACATGCGATATTCGCAGCCGTCGTTGACGCAAATCGTGATGGTTTCTTTGTCATCCGCCACATTGACGGCGGTCAGCGTGCGCCCGAGCAAAACGCTAATGTCGCGATTTAATTCCCAGCTGTACATGGTCACAGAACCTTAAGAGCAATGGCGAAAACAACGGCGGCTAGGCCAACGGTGAAGATTTCAAGGAGGGCTTGCTTGGCTTGAGCGAGGGTCATGTCAGGCGTCCTTCTTTTCTTGCTGTTCAGCTTGGCGCTCGGCGGCCATCTCGCGCTGCTGGCGGGCGCGGATGCGGTCGAGCCTGGACATGGTCGCGAACGCAGTGAGCGGATCGACGATGGCGGCGGCTGTGGAGAGGTCGAACATCAGGCGATCTCCGCCATGTTGGCCATGCGGCGCGCGATCTCAGCCGAGATCAGGAGCGACATGCGGGCATGTGCGGCGGGTCGGAAGTCAGAGGCTTCGCGGACGGCACGCTCGGAGAGCTGGTCGAGCGTCAGACCGGCCAGTTCGGCGCGGATGACGTCGAAGGTGAGGGTGGGAGCGTCGGTCATTACCAAGGTCCCGTCTTGAGAAGACCTTGACGACCATCATCCAACGTGACGTGCTGGTATTCGCCGGGACCCTCCCATTGGAGCGGCATGAGCCAATAGCCGTCGCGCTGATGCTGGTCGGTGACGATCACCCACAAGGCGTGACGCACACTGATCTCTATCGCCTGGTGCTGCACTTCCATGATCAGCGCCCCTCCGCTTTGGCGATGACAGCGCGCAATTCATCAAGCTTGCTGTCCAACATTTGATGAGTGGCATTTTTACGCGAAAGGTCTTCAATCCATGAGATCGCGTATTCAAGCGCTTGAAGGAGTTCCGGCGCGGCGGCGATCAAGCGGGCGTTGGCATCGAGGATGTCGTCGGCCGCGAACGGATAGGGCACCATCGCGATCGCCACAGGGGTGGCGTCGGCCGCCAAGATCATGTGGGCAGAACTTCCGCCGTTTTGGCTGGCGTCGCCGTCCTGGTCATAATCAAGGCTCCAGCCCCGGCTGTCGTCGCCAGGCGTGAACATGCGCCAAGGCCCCGGTGTATGCTTGCCAGCAGGCCGTGTCTCAGCGGCCGCACGCCCGTCAGGGTTTTGTTCCGTATGAACCATCACAGCACCTCCTGCCGATCAGCGCGCGCGACATCGACCAGACGGATCGCCTTCGACCAATCGCGATAGGCCGCGGGCGATAGCCGGTTGACCTCGACGTCGGACATACCCTTGAGCGCTTGGATGTAGTCCGGCTGGGCGCCGTTAACCCGCAGCGCTTCCGAGTACATGAACGCGGTCTCGGTCAGGCCATGAGCGTTGGCCAGGTCGATGCGGCGTTGAAGCTTGGCCGCGCGATCCATAGGGATCGGGAGCGCCGCGGCAGGGATCGGGAATGTTGTGTCGAGGGGCATGATGCTCTCCGTTGATGAGAGAGCATTAGCAATTTTGCTAATTCAGCGCAATAGCAAATTTGCTATAAATTGCATAATTGCAAAATTTTATGACACTTGACCAGTCGGGCGTGCTACAACGCCTTATCGGAAACGAAAAAGCCCGGCGCTGGGCCGGGCTAGGAGGTGAATATGATTGGTATGGACGATATGCGGATTATAGCCCTGCGGGAGGCCATCGCCAGTTCAAATAAGGACGCTGCGCCGACCGAGGTTGTCAGCCGAGCTCAGACGTACCTTTCTTTCCTGGCGCCTTCGCAGTCCGAACCGTCACAAGACACTGCGCATAAAGATCAAGCATCTGATCCCGTTTGAGCTTAGGGTTGTTGGCATATTCTTCGCGGAAGGCAATCTCTCGCATTAAGGTCAGAGCAACGGCCTCCTTGGTGCTCAATTCGTTCGAAACTGGTTCAGCCATGGATATCTCCTTCATTTGGCTGGACCAGTTTGGATTGAGTCTCGGAAACGAAAAAGCCGCCCTGGTTGGGGCGGCTCGCTCGTCTCAATTGTGAATGGCTTTAGTATCCTTCGCCCCATTGGGACTTGATGCCCAGCACCCGGTCGCATTGGGCGACCGTAAGCGGATGCATCCTTTCAGTCTGGCTGGCGCCTGTCAGAACATATTCCTTGCCGTCCTTCGAAAGCTTATATAGCTCGTAGGTCGTTCCGGCAGGGCTGCGGCTCGTGCCGAACTGGCAGGAAACGCCCTGCTGGTTCAGCCACGCAATGTACGTACCAATTTGCACCTTGGCGGCTGAACCGTCACTCATTAGGCAGCGATCCCGTAGCTAAAAGGGTCTTCCTTATCAGATACGGGGGTGAGGTCGCCGCCGCGGTTGTCCCACATGGCCTGGAACTGTGCCGGAGCGGCCGGAATTTTCGAAAGATCGGGTTGCGCTTGCACAGCCAGATCGAACCTGTCCTTGAGAGCGGGCAGGGTCGTGGCTTGAACGCAGATATCGTGTTCGATCCCTTGCGCTAGCCAGAGATCGCCGTCTTTGAAGACGATCACCCTTAATTTCTCGCTCATAACATTCTCCTGATGTGAGAGACATTTTCCCTCAGCCGGCCTACATAGAGGGCCCGTGCGCTTTGCACAATATGACCAGAAGGTTAAAAAGTGTAACCGTCCATCAAAAAGCACTGGCGCTGTTAACTTATACACCGATTTGGGCGAGAGTGTGATCCTTTCGCACCCATTCACCACTCCGGATCATTCTGCAAGATCTCCGCTATCGCATCGATCAATTCCCGGATGGCCTCTTCATCCGTAGCCACGCCGTGCTTTTCCCGAATGTCCGCCAGTTTTTGCGCCTGCAACTCGGTCAAGCGGACCACGAGCTTGACTGGGTATGGGGAGCAGGGAGGCATATCAGCGCCTGTGCTTTGATGCGTCACGCATTGCGTTCACAATCCGCATCTCAAAAGCCTTGAGTTTCTTTTCCTCACTAACCTGGTCGCCATGAGAGATATATTTTCCGGCTTCGTCATTGGCGGCGAATTCAGAACACGCCTTGTACCAATACATGGCGTAGTCAAATACGTGTCCCGATGCTGACTTATCGTCGCCCGTAGTTATATCACTTCCCAGGTCGTCGCTTAAGTTCTTCGCCAGCAGTCGTCCGGCATTATTCGCATCTGATTGCGCCAAGTTTATTCGAGTTATCATTATAGATGCCGCGACGCCGCGCTTAATCCATTTGGCCGCAATGTATGTTCTATATTGCTCGAATTGTTGCTTACTGGTATCGAATCCGAGTTCACGACAAAACGACCAGGCATACGAAAGATCGCCAACGGATTTAACGTCCAGCGGTAGCTCCGCAGGGTCTTGCGCCATAGCCGCTGGCGCTGTTGCTGCGAGCAATGATATCGAAACTGCCAATACTGCCGAGCGCACATCGTCCCCCAAAATGGCCATCAGCCAATAACTTTTGATTTTGCCGCCGCATATTCTGTGTCGGTTAGAAGCCCCTGGGCACGGAGCACCGCAAGTCGCTCCAGTTCTTCCGCCAGATTGACTCCGGGGTCGATCTCGGGTCGCCCCACGCTCATTCGGGCGGTGATCGCATCGCGCAGGCGGATGAAATCCTGAAGGCACTTCGATCCGAACATGACCGCATTCTCATCTCCGTCAGCGAAAGGTCTTGTGTCATCACGCCCGTTGATAGAAAGGCGCAAATGACCCGCCAGTAAGCCAGGCTCTTTTAATTGTAGAGCCGTGATTGACTTTATGTCGATCGCCTTGTCGCCTTGGCCCATCAGGAGAAAGCTTGTCGACATGCCACCTTCTTTGCGGCTGATGATGACAGAGGTTTCCGTCAGTTCCATACTGCCGTTCTTGCCAATGACTTTCACGTCCCCTCCTTGCAATCGCGATCGCTACATTTTCCTTAGACAAGACACTACGCGTCCAATGATCTTGATCTCATCGGCCAGGACTTCGTATGGCGGATAAACGCTATTTTCCGATACGAGCAAAAGTTTGTATGGGTCGGCGCCGTGGATGCGGCTGACGTTTTTAACTACGAGCCCGAAGCCGTCCCATAGCGCGAATACACCGGGAGGAGTGGGGTTGGTATCATTCTGGTCGACGATGATCCTGTCGCCCGGCATCAACTTTGGTTCCATGCTGTCGCCGATAACCTCGACCATGTTCAGTGCGTTCGGACTGGCGCGTAACTCGCGGGTCACATACTCGCGGCTAAATCCCCACCTGGCTTTAATGTCGTCGCCTTCCACGAGGGTGCCGCCGCCGGCTGACAGCTTGATGTCGTATTCCGGGATGCTGATCGTTCCGTCCTGGGCTTCGCTCGTCGGCAGGTCAAAATCGGTCGGCCGAAGATCGTTATGCGGCGGCTCATCCGGCCCAAGCGAAGGCATCGCCACCTTTGCCGCCTCTGCCAGCTTCGCGAGGGTGCGGGTCGACGGGACGGACGGGTTTTCACCCTCTTTCGGATAGACGTGGCGCGTTATGGTCGTGACCGCGACGTCCGCCTTTTTTGCCCATGATGTTGGGTTGAGCTCGGGCTTGGCGGCCAAGACGCCGCTCATCCACTCGCGGATGGCTAACAGTTCAGATGCTCTCGTATCGTTCATGAGTAGCATCTTTGCAAAACCCCATTAGCAAAACTATTTGCAAAATTGCTATTGCAATAATTAGCAATTTTGCTACATGATGCGCGCATGTCGGACCTACTCCAAGATTTCGAGCGCGATTGTGAAGCTGCGGGCGTCAAGCCTCAGGCGGCCGTCGAGCGTGGCGGCCTGCACCCCATGAACTGGTACCGCTGGCGGTCTGGTCAGGTTTCCCCAACCCTGAAGAACTTTGAGGCTGCGAGGAGCGGTCTGGAAGACATTCGACAGGAACGAGCCGCGAGCGGTCTAGGCGCCGCTTAACCCTTTTGCCGCGCCGGGCCTCTGGCCAACTCGAAGGCGCAGCAGGGGCGTCCACCGGGACAAAATTGCGGTGGCCGCCCCACAGAACAAGTTTCGCCACCGAGCCTTTGCGAGCCCAGCGGGGCCGGGTCAGGAGCGAAAGGTGGCACGGCGACCAAACCAGCCGTGAGGCCGTCCCGAGGCCGTTAAGCCGGGCGCTGGCTCAAAGCGAAAGTCTGAAAGGTTCGGTCAAAAAGCAGACAGCGGGAAAGACTGTGCTGCGCTCGGCCGGGCGTAGTCTGGGGGTGGTGCCCTACGGCGCGCGATCCCCGCCAGTTTCAGGCGGTTACCAGCATTTCCGCCTGTCAGCGCAGCCGGCGCGCGGATGTCCGGCTCTGTCCGCAGCCAGCAGCGCATGTGCTGGCCACCCGGTCGGGCTCCCGGCCAAGCACCATCACCTCCCAAGCCTTGGGGGCCGATCAACTTTCCACGGCGGATCGGCCCCTTCTTTGGCAGGCGAGGCAACTTTCATTAGGCGAGGCAACCTCATATGCAAGGGTGTAAAAAATCGGTGCGGAACAGGGTCTGCGTTCATAAAGCCGAGGATACTTCTGTTCGTGATATTTCACAAATCCGTGAGTCCCACGCGGGAATTATCCACAGGGACAATTCCCCGGCTGGGCGAACCTGGCTCGACCGGGCACGCGGAAACGGCCGACGCCGCCTAAGCCAATCCCAACAGGCCAACACAGCCGCATATCTCAATTTGATCGGCAACTGGAACGACCTGGCCAGCATCATTGAACCTGAGTTCGATGAGGTTGAGAGCCTGGCCGATTATGTCGCCGCGGAATACCGGCTCCAAATCGAGGAGGCGGCGTAATGTTTGGCCTGTTCAGGAAAAAGCCCGCGCCAGACACATCGAATGGCTGGATTGCACTTTCTGTCGGCGAGGACATTCCGGCAAAGATTGGGCAGAAATTCGATATTCGCACCGTCGTCTACGGCGACGTCTATGGTCTCGTTTTTGGAACCCCATCGAGCGGCAAAACATCAACCGGCCGCGTATACGTCTACACAGCCACGGGATACGCGTGGGCGCCTATAGTCACCCATTATCGCCTGCACAAGCCTACCGAAATCTCCGCCTCGGACGAAACCCGCGCGCGTCGGGAAAACGAATGGCATGATTGGGCGCGCACCGCCGAAAGCCTTATCGATGGTGACGGCTACCTCCCGCTGAAGCGGCACGAGCGGGTGCGCAGATGATGATGCTACCTCCCTCCGACCAGATCCAGCGCGAGGTCGCCATCCTGTCCCAATACGAGCGCGAGGACGACGTCCTTTTCTACGCCTGCGCCATGGTTGGCATCAGCGTGTTCGAACTGCGCGGCCTTGGCTTGAACTGTCGTCTCTCCGACCGGCGTGCGCACGCGATCCTGATCTTGGGTTTGCATGGCATCCCTCGGCACATCATCCAGGCCCTGTGCTCGACCACTTGGGTTCTGCTCGTCCGCATCGATCGGGCCTGGCGCCGCGATGGCGCCGAGACCGCATTTCAGATGGCGCGGGGAATGAGGCGCCCGGCCAATTCTAACCCTAACCTCATTATGGATGTGGCAGCATGAACACTGTCGATCTCGTCTTCGCCGGCTATGTCGGCGGCGTCGCCTCAGTCCTCGCCCTATACCCGGTCGCCGCCTGGGCGAAGACACGCTTTCGCCACTGGCTGGCGCGCACCCCGGTCGAGCCCGTGCCTGAGCCGGAACCGGCCCAATGGCCGAAGCTGGATCTGCCCACGCGCGGCAAGGGCGGTCGTTTCATTTCCAAGCGGGAGGCCATGCGCTCTCTGCTGGAACGTGATGTGGCGGCGGCGGGAAAATGAGCGTCCAGACCTATCGCCAGTTTCTTGAGGCCAAGATCAGGATGGCGCCCGCCATCGGCTTTGACGTGCCATTGGACCGTATAAACCCGGCCCTGAAGCCGCATACGCGCGCGCTCGTCCAGTGGGGTGTCCGCGGTGGCCGCCGCGCCTTCTTTGCCTCCTTCGGCCTGCACAAGACTGCGACGCAGCTGGAGACCTGCAGGATCCTGAAGGCTGAGGTCCTGGCCGAAACCGGCCGGCCGGCATTGGCGCTGATCATCTGCCCGCTCGGGGTCAGACGCGAGTTCGTCAAGGAAGCGGCGGAACGGTTCCAGGGCGAGTTCGGCATCCGGATCAAGTTCATCCGCGGCGCCGACGAGATCGAGGTCGACGTCGCCGGCGAACCGCCGGTCATCCATCTTACCAATTACGAGACCGTGCGCGACGGCCGGCTTGACCCGAACCTATTCGATATCGCCAGCCTGGACGAGGCCTCGGTCCTGCGCAGCTTCGGCTCCAAGACCTATCAGACGTTTCTTACCCTGTTCGAGCGCGTCCGTTTCAGATTTGTGGCCACGGCGACGCCAAGCCCGAACCGGTACAAAGAGCTTATCCACTATGCCGGCTTCTTGGCCATTATGGACACGGGACAGGCCCTGACCCGCTTCTTTCAGCGCGACAGCACCAAGGCCAACAATCTAACCTTGTACCCGCATAAACGGCAGGAGTTCTATTTCTGGCTCAACAGCTGGGCGGTATTTCTGCAGAAGCCATCCGACCTCGGTTTCAGCGACGACGGATACGTGCTGCCCGAGCTCGATATCCGCTGGCATGAGGTTCCCACCGACCACAGCATGGCCGGAACCGAAGGCAGGGAGGGGCAGGTCCTGCTCTTCAAAGACGCGGCGCTCGGCATCGTCGAGGCTGCGGCAGAGAAGCGGGACAACCTGGGCCAGCGGATTGCGCGCATGATGGCCATCCGTGCCGACGATCCGGGCGCACACCGGCTAATTTGGCACGACCTGGAGGCTGAGCGTGAGGCCATCGAGGCAGCAATCCCTGACGTCGTCAGCGTCTACGGCAGCCAGGACCTGGACGAGCGTGAGCTTGCGGTCGAGGCCTTCAGCGAAGGCCGCGTCCAGGAGCTGGCGGCGAAGCCGATCATGCTCGGCTCGGGCACGAATCTGCAGCGCCACTGCGCCTGGGCCATCTTTCTCGGCATCGGGCCGAAATTCAACGACTTCATCCAGGCGATCCACCGCCTCCACCGCTTCGGCCAGCCGCGGCGCGTCCGCGTCGACCTGATCTATTCCGAGGCCGAGCGGGAGCAGCGGCGGACGCTGGAAGCGAAGTGGCAACAACACAAGGAGCTTCAGGACGCCATGGGCGAAATCATCCGCGAATTTGGGCTCAATCACTTAGAAATGAGCCAGGTTCTGACCCGAAGCATTGGCATTGACCGCGTCGAGGCCGCCGGTGCCGGCTGGCTGGTCGCAAACAACGACTGCGTCGAGGAGGTCAAGACGATGGAGGACAATTCCGTTGATCTGATCGTGACCTCCATACCGTTCTCCAACCACTACGAGTATACGCCCTCCTACAACGATTTCGGACACACCGACGATGATGGCCACTTCTTCGCCCAGATGGATCACCTCAGCCCGGAACTTCTCCGGATCCTGAAACCAGGCCGGCTGGCCTGCGTCCACGTCAAGGACCGTATCCTTTTCGGGTCCGTGACTGGCATGGGCCGCCCCACGGTCAACCCTTTCCACGCCAAGTGCATCGAACACTACCAGGCGCACGGCTTCGGCTACATGGGCATGATCACGGTCGTGACGGACGTGGTCAGGGAGAACAATCAGACCTACCGCCTCGGCTACACGGAGATGTGCAAGGACGGGTCCAAGATGGGTGTGGGCTCGCCCGAATACGTCCTACTCCTGTGCAAGCTACCCACAGACCGGTCCAAATCCTACGCCGACGAGCGCGTCCAGCATGAAAAGGCCGATTACAGTCTCGCCCGCTGGCAGGTGGACGCGTCCGCGTTCTGGCGGTCGTCGGGCGAGCGAATGCTCACGCCGGAAGAGTTGGCGGCGCTTCCGCCTGACGTCTTAGGCAAAGCATTCACCCGGCAGACGTTGGACGCTGTCTACGACTACGAGACCCACGTGCGCATCGGTGAAGCCCTGGAGGCGCGCGGCGCCCTCCCGTCGACGTTCATGGCCCTGAGCCCCGGCAGCAACGACCCCGACGTCTGGCATGACATCAACCGGATGCTGACCCTCAATGGCGACCAGACCCGCAAGGGGCTCGAAAACCATGTCTGCCCGCTCCAGTTCGACATCGTGGACCGGCTCATCGAGCGCTACAGCCAAAAGGGAGAGCTCGTCTTCGATCCGTTCGGGGGTCTATTCACCGTCCCTTACCGTGCGCTGAAGGCCGGGCGCCGCGGTCGCGCCGTCGAGCTTAACCCGTCCTATTTCTTGGACGGGATTAAATACCTGCAGTCTATGGAAGCGGATGTGTCCATGCCATCCCTATTCGATTTCCTGGAGGCGGCAGAATGACCCCCCGCCAGACAGCCTGTCTCAATTACATAGACGCCTATATCCGGCGCACCGGCGGCGTATCACCGTCCTACGCCGAGATTAGCGCGCACATGAACCTCGCCAGCCGCAGCGGCGCGCACAGGCTTGTCACGGCCCTGGAGAGCCTTGGCCGCCTCCGTCGCCATCCCGACCGCGCACGCCAGCTTGAGGTGGTCAAAGTCGAGACGGCGCCAGCCAAGAGTGTGGACGCTGATATGGCGGCAATGCTTCAGGCTTATGGATCGCGGCGCGTGGCAGAAGCGTTTAATCGGCAGACGGGGATGGCGGGATGACCCATCTTATTGCAACTCCCATCGACCTTGCCAGCGCTAACGACTTCGTCACGCGACTGCATCGCCATCACAAGCCAGTGCGCGGCCACAAGTTCAGCATAGCCGCGTCCGATGATCTGGGCATTCGTGGTGTCGTCATTGTCGGTCGCCCGGTCTCGCGCATCCTCGATGACGGCCTGACGCTGGAGGTGACGCGCCTGTGCACTGATGGCCGCGCCAACGCTTGCAGCTTCCTTTATGGCGCTGCGGCCCGCGCCGCGTTCGCGCTCGGTTACCGCAGGATCGGCACCTACATCCGCGCCGACGAGCTTGGAACATCCCTGGTCGGCGCCGGCTGGCGCATGGTTGCCCAGGTCAAGGGCCGCAGTTGGGACTGCGCCAGTCGCCCACGCATCGACCAGACAGAGATTATCGACCGCCTGCGTTTCGAGAGGGTCGCATGACCGATCTCAAGATCAACACATACCCCCTGCACATCGGCGACTGGCATAGCGGGACCTCCCGCATGAGTCTTGCTGAGCGCGGCGCCTACATCACCCTCTGCAATCAGTACTATCTCGACCAAGGCAACGGATGGACCGAGACCGAGTGTATGCGCTTATGCGGCGCCATGTCGCGCGAAGAGCAGAAGGCGGTCAAAACCGTGCTCGCATCCAAGTTTGATCAGATCTCTACTGGCTATCGCCACGCCGGCATGGATGACCGCATAGCAGATATCGTAGCAGCGTCTGAGCGTAATCAGGAGCGTGCAAGACGTGCCGCAAATGCACGTCATCACGGAAAGCCTAAGCAATCCTCCACTGATGCTACAAGCAATGCTCAAAGCAACGACTTAGCACGTCTTGAGGAATGCGATCCAAAAGCCAAAAGCCAAAAGCCAAAAGGAGAGAGTATATCTAACGATACACTCTCTCCAGACGCGGGCGTGAGCGCAGCGGCTGCGCCGAGGGAAGGTGAGCGGTTTGCTGATTTCTTCAACGCCTATCCCCGCAAAGACGGGATGCTCGATGCGGAGGACGCGTGGAGCGCAGCGGTCGCAGACGGCGCTAAACCAGCGGACATCATCGCGGGCATGCACCGGCAAATCCGGAGATGGACAGAGGACGGAACCCTGACCCGCGAGAAGGGCCGGTTCCTACCCTCGGCCGTGTCCTGGCTCACGGGCCGGCGCTGGCTCGACCCGATCGATACCGCCGTGGCCGGAAATCCGACCGCGCCCACCTGGCCGGGACCGGAGGCAATTGCGGACGCGGTGGCAATTGAGCTCAGGGAGCGTGGCCTCCGCGAGGACGACGCTGACAACTTCTGCCGATCGTATCTCCACCCCGCCGGCTGGTCGGCGCCATCTACCATCATCGCCCGCACCAACTTTGCCGCCGAAAAACTGCGCGGCATCAACAGGCTGAAATCGTACACAATCCGGGTTGAGGAGGCCCGTGCAGCATGAACATCAATCACTGGAACTGGGCTGTTTGGGCTATCGTCATATTGCTCGCCTGCGTGACCTGCATCCGGATCGGCCTTCACGGCAAACCGATGACGGGCACATGGAATGCCGGCTGGGCAATATTCAACTTCTTGCTAAGTGCGGTCCTCTTTTGGCAGGCGGGATTGTTCAAATGACCGACTATCGAACCCAAATCATCGCCATAGCCGAAAAGATCGGAAACATGCGCAGTTTCAACCCGTCCGATGAGTTGGCGCGTGCCATCGAGGACGCTGGGCGGTCCGCGAATGCTGGCGACCAAGAAATGTACCAGGCTGCTCACCGGATCATGGCGCATATGAACCGGGAGCGGCTTCTGACCGGCGCGAGGCAAGCGATATGAGCGCGGTCACGAAACGATGCCCGTTCTGTGGTTCCGGCGCGGTCGTCACTCGGATCGGCGATCGCAGGGCTTGGGCGAAATGTCTGGACTGTGAGACCACGGGGCCCGTCGCAAAAACCGAGCACAGAGCTTTGGAATACTGGAATAAGAGGGCATCGATATGACCACGCAGCAAGACCTGTTTCCGGTCATCTTTTTTTGGAGCCTTTGCGCATACGTCGCGCTCGTTTTCATCGGCTTCTTCGTTCGCGGGTTTGCTCGCGCGGCAGAGGAACAGGACATGGAAATGCACTTCGCGTGGCCAGTCCTGATCTTCATTGCGCTGCCCATTGGCCTCGGCTGGCTCGCGGTCAAGGGGTCGAAAGAGGGTTTCCGGCTTATCGGCATCTTCTTCGAAGGCTGGCGAAAAGATACCGGAAAATCTCCATCATCGCTTTGAATTTTAACAGAAATATGCTAGGAAATATAGATGTCGGAAACGGAAAAATCAGACTGGCCAATCGTCCAATCAGACATCAATGCGGCGATAGCTGAGTTTCAGGCGGCGTTGCCCGAATGGTGGTTTTCCATTGGCGTTTGCCATGTCTCGTGTGACGTCAGTTGCGGGCCGGATAGCAATGGTCGGGACGCGGTTTTGCTTCTAACCAAGACGCTGTGCGATCCGATACGCAATGACTATCGCATCCCCGCTACGCTGGCGGAAGCGTTGCGTGACACCATGATTGAGGCCGTTGGCTGCCGCCAAGCCGCTCTTTCTGAACTCTCCACCCCAACCCAGAGAAGACGAAATGAGCGAGGACATCGAAGTCACTGACCTTGATTGGGCGCTCCTGTCGCGCGGATTCACCGGGGTATCGGCCGACTTGATACGGCTCGGCAAGGCGGAAACGCTGAGCGCTTATCGAGCGGCAGTAGTGGTGGCCGGTCTGCGTAATCGAATAGATGCGTTAACGGCGGTCGCCAATGCGGCAAACGGCTTCATTTCCAAGCTTCACACCGATGACCTGGATGCCTCGCTTGATATTTCCAGTGTCAAAGCCGCGCTCAAGGCCGCTGGATTTTCCCAACCCACACCGGAGAAAGAGTAGACCATGAGCGATAACATTTTAGAGTTTCCAGGCAGGGAAACTGAAGCGCCGCTAGAAATTTTGATAGGGCCGTTTACCGTCAATTACGTAGTCGTCGACGGCTACAAAATACCCGGGCTGACAGGCTTTAAGGATGGGCCAAATCACACGGCGCTTATCGTGGATGGCCGATGGAGTGCGACCTTTCCCAACGATCTAGCCTATCAGGCAGCATGGCTGATCGCGCAGGCAACAGCGGTTGCCCAGGGATATTCCAATATGAAAGCCACAAGTAAAGACATGCCGTTCGCGCCGCAAGTGTCTGAAATTAGTTTTGTTCCATAGAAAAACCCCGGCGCCGTTTCCAACGCCAGGGCCCTCCCGCCTGCAAAGCTGAGGTCACCCTGAGACGATTTGGAGCAAGACGCAATATGGGACGGGCACTTTCAAACCGGCAATTCAAGCGGCTGAGGCGCGAGCAGCGGGTCACGCTCGCCATGACGCCCGAGGCAATGGCGGAGCAGCGCCAGCGCAGGCTTGCGGAACAAGAGGAGATGCGGAAGGCCAATATTGCGGCCCAAGCCGCAGCGGCAGCCAATTCGAACGACGCAGACGAAGCAACCATGCAGGCCGTTAACGACCGGAAGGTCAGAGAGCGCACCTTGTGCTACGACATCATGGTCCAGCGCGGCGTCATCACTCCCGGGCAGCACAAGGCCGGTGACAAGTCGGTCGAGCTCTGGGCCCAGGCCAACGGCCTTGATGCCAGGCACGAGCGCCTGCTGGAACACATCGATTGCAACAGGCGCGACGCCTCTACCATGTCGGAGAAGCGCATCGATGCGCAACTGCAGTGGAACAGGCTCTTGTCCGACGTCGGTTCGACCTCCGGCCGGCTCCTGTTCGAACTCGCGGATGACTGGATCTGCGACCGGAAAGAGGATTGGCGTGTCATCGTCCGCCGGGTCTATTTCCGCGAGGTCGACACCAATGTAGACCGAGAGCGCAAGGTCTTGGGCGTATTGGTGATGTCAGCCCTGGAAAACGCCCGCGTCCATTTTGGGTATTGAAAAAGGATATCCGTAATACGTGATTGATCCTGTTGAAGCCGACCCCCGCATCACGCAGGACAGAAATCGGAATTCCTTGTTGATCACAGGCGGAAGCGCCCAACAACGCACGCAGCCGCCCTCGCGACTTCCCTCTTCACTATTTTTCTAAAATCGTATTTTGTTGTTGACGCAGTTCTCAAAGCGCGCGATAAACAATCATCAACAAGGCCTTATGGGCCGCCAAGCTACGGAGATTGAAATGACCCCTTTGATGCAAGCGCTTCGCGAAGAACTCCGCTCCGTCCGGATGCTCAAGAACTCGCCGCAATTCGCGCACGAATACGATACCTTCGCCAAGATCATCGCCGACGTTCGCTACCGCCTCGCCTATGTTCGCGAGGAACTGGCGGCTCAAGAAGCTCAACTGGAGAAGGTTGAGATTGATCCTCGCACGACGATAGCCTCATACGATGAAATCGTTAGCACGCTGGGCATTGCGGCGCGGGCGCGGGGCCAATATGGCGCTACCAGCGCCCAAATCCGTTACCTGGCTGAGCTTTACGTTAAGGCCGAAGCCACGCTCCACGATATCGCCATGACGACGTTGACGAAGCGTGAGGCCTCCATCCTGATCGAAGACGCCAAGAAGCGCATCTGATGAAGGATTATAACGACGCTTACGAGGCACAGGTCAGGGCTCTCCTCTCAAAAACGGAGGAGACTCTGGCCAATATTCGTGCGCAATGCGCACGCCAGGCACAGGCCGATGCGGCGAAATGGCAAGAGCGTATAGCTACCGATCCCAGCCGTTGGGCCGAAATCCACGTCCGGTATACTGGAAGTAAGCTGAAAAAGAAGCGCGCCGAATTCCGCCGCCAAGCAGATAAACGCTTGGCTTTGAACTTCAACGTCAATGGTGAGAGGTACGATTTCTGATGCGCTTTCGGGAAAAAGGCGGTGGATACCGGCAGGCCGCGTGGGATGCTTTGCAATCCCAGGCCTGGCCGACCGTCAAGGCGCTGGCTGATCATATTGGGTGTGGAGATTCCGGCCTGCGTGACTACATCGCCGCATTGGAAGATCGGGGGTATATCGATCGCAGCAACGATCAGATTTTACTCAAGAAAGCAACGGGACCACGCGCGCCAACACTGTCCGTTCAGACAGGAACATTCAGAGATTGGAACCTCAACCCGCCAATGCCGGGTAGCGTATTGAAAGCCATTATTGCAGAGAGCGGCCTGTCGCTCAGTAAATGGCTTATCAGCAACGGCTTTCACGCCGCCGGCACGACGCGCCTTCGCCAGATGGTTAACGGTCAGCGGCCCGTGTCGGACGAGATCGCTGAGGCCGCGCGTGAGTTTCACGCCAAATCCGAGAGATGAACATCTTGAATCTCAGCGGCCTCAACATCCAACGCGTCCGCGAAACTGCCCACGACTACCATGTGTTCGTCGAGACCGGTCCTTCGTCACCGCAGTGTCCGGAGTGCGGCACGGTCGGCGCTGTAGGCTTCGGCCGCCACGAACAGGTCATCCGAGACCTGCCTATTCACGGCAAGCGCACGGCGATCTACGCCAATGCGCGCCGTTTCCGCTGTAAGGCCTGTGGCAAGACCTTCTTCGAAGAGTTGCCACACGTCGATGGCAAACGCCGGATGACCGGGCGCTTGTTGCAATGGATCGCAGCCCAGGCCGCCAGCCGCACATTCGTCAGCATAGCCGAAGAGATCGGCATATCAGAAGGGACGGTGCGGAAGATTTGCGGACGCAGACATCCGAAAAATCATGCTTAAAGAATTCGCCTAAGCCGACGAAAGCGACTTGACTAGACCGCCGAATAGCGTCAAATCACGAGCATGGGCGAAAGCCACACCAAGAACCCCGCAGCACACCCGCTGGCGGGGTTTTTCATTTCCAGGACATCGACAATGATTAAGCCCGACGACATCTCGGTTGGCGCGATCGTGCGTCTGAAAAGCGGTAGTCCGAAGTTTTTGGTATCCGCCATCGGCTATGCCGGCGACGATCCCGAGGTCGAAATCTTCGGCTGGAGCGATCGTCTGGGCTTCGTGTCCCGCGAGGTTCCGCTGTCGTGGCTGGTCTGGCCCAAGCGCCCTGAAGCTGAGGACTGACCGTGGACAAGATCGGCATCGACAATTTCACCAAGCCCCGTCCGACGGGTCACGGCTTTCGCTTCGGCATCGACGCTGCAGCAACGGCCAAGACACTGCGCGAGCTTGCCTACGCTTTGGAGGCGAGCGGCCCCGGCCGTGCAGCTGCCGTTGGCCTGCAGAAGGCGACACACATCACGCTGTTGTCCGGTGACGACTTCGCGGTAGAGCGCCTGACACTCACGTTTTATCGCCGCGGCGAAAGTGTCCTGACGGCCGACAACGTCAGCGAAAAGCTTGGCGTCGATATCCCCGAGGCCAAGCCCGAAGCCTGACCCTACGATCCATACGGTGGCAATATGACTGACCTGGCTCTCCCGATGTCGCTCGATGATGCTGCGGCCTGGGGCCAGCCTCGCAATATCCACCCCAACGTCGTCATGGGCATTTTCATGCTCGCGCCGAACCTTCCGGAACAGCGCGACCCCGAAGACATCGCCGAGTTCCCGAGCGATGCCGAAGTCGCGTGGACGCGCCGGCACATGCTCGATCTCATCGCGGCCGGACTGCTTCAACCTGAGCCCTCCGGCATCTACCAATGGGGCACGTCGACCATATCGGCGGCGCTCGATAACTGACATCCAATCCAACATAGGTTTATGACTTCCATGACCCCGCGCCAAGGCAATAAGGGCAAAGGAACGCGTGCGCCTGCGTCAGGAAAGGATGCAAAGACCGGTCAGTTCCTGCCCGGCAACTCCCTGTGGAGGGCGCGATCCTCACATGGGCCTAAGCCTAAGTTTGAAGATCCTGACGACCTGTGGGACGCTTGCTGCCAGTACTTTCAATGGGTGGAAAGCAATCCGCTATGGGAAGATAAGGTCACGTCGTACAGTGGCGTCAACACGCACGAGCCTTTGGCCAAGATGCGGGCAATGACCATTGGTGGGCTGTGTCTGTTTATCGACGTAACACGCACGACGTGGGATGAATGGCGGACCAGTCGCCCCGATTTATCTGACATCATTACGCGCGCGGAAACGGTGATCTACGAACAGAAGTTCACTGGGGCTGCTGCTGACCTGCTTAACCCGAACATCATTGCCCGTGAACTGGGCCTGGCTGAGAAGGTCGAGCAAAGCGGCGGCATCAATCTGACGGTGTCGCCGGAGGATGCTGGCTTGTGACCGCACAGCTTACGCCCAGGCAGCGAGAGGCCAATCGGCTCCTAGCTGGACCTGCGCGGAACATTATGCTGCGGGGCGGATCGCGTTCCGGCAAGACCTTTATCCTGTGCCGAGCGCTAGTGCAGCGGGCGATCAATGCGCCTGAATCGCGCCATGTCATATTCCGGTTCCGGTTCAACCACGCCAAGACGTCGGTATGGGCGGATACGCTACCCAAGGTCTTGAAGCTTTGCTTTCCGGACCTGAAGGTTCGCTTTGATAAGACCGACTTTTACGTCGAGCTTCCGAACGGGTCGCAAATCTGGATCGCGGGTCTGGACGACAAGGAGCGCGTCGAGAAGATCTTGGGTCAGGAGTATGCGACACTGTATTTCAACGAGAGCAGCCAGATCCCCTGGGGCTCCGTCGAAATGGCGATGTCGCGGTTGGCGCAGAAGTGTGCACTGGCACCCGAGATTGCAAGGGTCACTGGCAGGGCCTTCTTGGCGCTCAAGGCGTACTTTGATTGCAACCCGCCATCAAAGCTGCACTGGAGTTACCAGCTTTTCCGCGCCAAGCTGAAGCCTGGCACGAAAGAGCCTCTGCCGAACCCCGACGACTATGTCGAGATGAAGGTCAATCCGACCGACAACGCAGACAACCTGCCTGCTGAATATTTCGACGTTCTGGCGTCCATGTCCGCGGCAAAGCGGATGCGCTTCGAAGCGGGTGAGTGGGCGAGTGAAGTCAATGGCGCGCTCTGGGCACTCGAAGATCGAACCGCTCAGGACGGCCGGAAGATGCCCGGTATTGACGCCAACCGCGTCAAGGAGGCGCCGGAACTTCAGCGCATCGTGGTCGCGGTTGACCCGTCTGGTACGCGAGGCGACGGCGGCGCCGATGATATCGGCATTGTCATCGCCGGCATAGGCTTTGATGGTCGCGGCTATGTGCTGGCGGATGAAACCTGCAACCTGTCGCCCGAAGGGTGGGGTAGGCGGGCGGTCGACCTATATCATCGCTGGAAGGCAGACCGCATCATCGGCGAGCGCAACTTTGGCGGCGACATGGTGCGCTTCACCATCGCTACGGCCGACCTCAACGCCTCGTTCAAAGAAGTCGTGGCGTCACGCGGCAAGGCCGTTCGCGCCGAACCCGTTTCTGCGCTCTACGAGCAGGGGCGTGTGAGCCACGTCGGGGTATTTCCAGACCTCGAAGACCAGATGTGCAACTTCACGCCATCCGGCTTCGTGGGGGACGGATCGCCCGACCGGGCTGACGCGCTTGTTTGGGCGCTGACCGAACTGATGCTTGGCCCGGATGATGGCTTCTTCCGCATGATCCAAGAAGACAACGCGGCCCGCGAGGCGGCAAAGGCCCAAGCGGCACAATAGGGTAGCACATGGTTCCGAACCTCCGGCGCATCCGTAAGGCAGTGCCTGGTGGGGGCGTGCGCACGCCGATCGACGCCGGTACGCGCCAAGCGGCGCTCTATGGCGCGAACAATATCATGGGCCCAGGCGAGCCGCTGAAGCCCGTCGATGCGCAGCCCTTGCGCGTCTTCGACTTCCGGGTGGCGCAGAACATCCAGATCACGCCGCGGTCGTCCGAGGCATGGTCGTTTCACCAACTGCGGTCGTTCTCAAACCAGGAGCTGGTGCGCCTCGCCATTGAGACGCGCAAGGATCAGATCGAGCGCCTGGACTGGCAGATCAAGGTCAAGGGCACGTCCCGGCCCAACCGCCTCGACCTGTCCGCTATTCGTCGCGTTGAGGCGTATCTCGCCTACCCCGACCGCGAGAACGACTTCGCGGCTTGGGTGCGGATGCTGGGTGAGGACCTGCTCGCGATCGACGCGGCATCGATCGAGCGCGTCCGCTCCCGCAAAGGCGATATCTACTGCCATAGCGTGGTCGACGGTACGACGATCAAGCCGCTCATCGATTTCACCGGGCGCCGGATCACGCAACCCGGCGTCGCGGCCTATCAGCAGATCATCAAGGGCCGGGTGTGGTGCGACCTGACCATCGACGATCTGTTCTACATGCCCCGCAATATGCGTTCGGGCCACATCTACGGTTATTCTATCGTCGAGCAGGTCATCGTCACGATCAACACGGCGATCCAGCGCCAGACCATGCAGTTGAACCACTTCACCGAGGGCAACGTGCCCGCCGGGCTGTTGTCCGCGCCGTCGAGCTGGAACCCTGATCAGATCCGGCAGTATCAAGACTGGTTCGACGCGCGCCTCGCGGGCCAGCTCGAACAGAAAAACAAGCTCATCGCTGTCCCCGACGGTGTGAAATACCAGAACATCAAAGAGGCGCCGCTTAAGGACGACTTTGACGAGTGGCTCGCCCGGGTCGTGATGTACGCCTTCAGCCTGCCGCCGACGCCGTTCATCAGGCAGATGAACCGCACCACCTCCGCCAGCGACCAGGAGCGGTCACAGGAAGAGGGCCTTGAGCCCATGAAGCGCTGGTTCAAGCGACAGTTGGACCGGATCATTCAGATCGACCTTGGCGAGACGAACCTTGAGTTCGAATGGCTCAACGCCTCCGAAATCGATCCGAAGGTCCAGGCCGAAATCGACAATGTGAACGTGCGCAACGCCACGGCCACCATCGACGAGGTCCGCGAGGGCCGTGGTCTTGACCCTCTGCCCAACGGCATGGGCTCCAAGCCGCTGCTGTTCACCACGTCCGGCGCGATGACGCTTGAGGATGCCTTGACTAAGCCCGACCCGGCCGGCGCTCAGATCGAGCCACCCACGCCGTTGCACACCAATGACCCGGAGACGGGATCAACCCATGGAGACGCAGGTGATGACACATCGCCTCATGCCGCCGGCTGACGGCAAGAACGACCCGATGACGGTGAACGGTCGGGTGTACAAGTGCGCGCCGGGCACCTCAATTGACGTGCCTGATCAGGACGCATTTGTCATGCTCGCCAATGGTTGGGTTACGGCTGCTGGCGGGGGCGCCGACACGACAGTCAACCGGCCCAGGACCTTGCCGAATGGTCAGCCTCTGCCCAAGGGCCTCCAGTTCCACGACACGACACTGAACATCACTGTCGTGTGGGACGGCAAGGCGTGGCGCAACCCCAACACGGGAGCGGCGGCATAATGACCATCAAGCGTCTTTTCGGCCAACTGACGAAGGTCGACGAAGCCACGCGCCGTGTCTACGGCACGCTGGCACAAGAAGTGGTCGACCGCTCCGGCGAGATCATGGATTACGAAACGACGAAGGTCGAAATCCAGAAGTGGTCCGACAGCATGTCGAAGGCGTCGGGCGGTAAAAACCTCGGCAATATCCGCGCCATGCACACGACCAATGTCGCGGCGGGCAAGCTGGTCTCGATCGACTTTGATGACGCCAACAAGGCCGTCACGGGCTGCGCAGAGATCGTTGATGATGCCGAATGGGAAAAGGTCCTCAAGGGAGTCTACACCGGGTTTTCCATCGGTGGCAAATACCTGCGCAAATGGGCCGACGGCGTCCACAAGGGCGTCACCCGATATACCGCATCGGTCACGGAGACGAGCCTGGTCGACTCGCCCTGCATTCCCACAGCAACATTTGACATCGTCAAGGCTGACGGCACCATCATCAAGGCCAGTTTCATGAGCTATTCCCCCTCCAACGAAGACGTCCGGGCCCGGGCCATCCAAATGGCCAAGACCGCCGGCAAGCCGGAAAGTAAGGCGTCGGACTATGTGCACAAGGCCAGGGAAGCCCTGATCGCGGAGCATGCCACTGCCGTCATTGACGCCACCGCCGAGGACCGAGCCGAAGGTGCGGAGAGCGATGTCAATGTGACCGCCGATCCGGAGGAGGGCGGCGAAGACGGCGCCGGCATCGATCCGGACACCGACGCCGAGCAATCCGAAGAAGACACGGAGAGCGAGGCTCAGCGCAAGGTCGCCGATCCACTCGCCGCGCTAGATGAGGCCATCGCCAAGGCCGAAAAGGCGAAGGACGATAAGCCCTATGGCGATGTCACCTATGCCGATCCGGGCTATCAGGCCGACAAGAAGGAACGCTATCCGCTCGACAGCGTGAAGCACATCCGCGCGGCGTGGAGCTACATCAACAAGGAGAAGGACGGCGACAAGTACAGCGCCGACCAGCTCGACAAGATCAAGGCCAAGATCATCGCAGCGTGGAAAGACAAGATCGACGCGAAAGGACCGCCCTCCGCAGAGAAAATGGCCATCTGGGGAGACTTCGCCAAGGTCTCGAAGGCCGTCGAAGCGCTTTCGGCCAAGTCCGTGGCCAAGGGGCTGTATCAGGTGTCGAGCTTCGCCAGCCTTTTGAGCCAGTTCGGCTATCTCCAGGCATCATGCGACGCCGAAGCCGAACGTGAAGGCGACGGCTCGACCGTCCCAGGCCAGTTGGCTGACGCCATCGCCGCCATGGGCGACATCCTGATCCAGATGGCGCGAGAAGAGGTCGCCGAATTGGTGGCGGACATGAAGGACGATGAGCCGGAAACGGACGGCATCGATCCCGACGTTCTGGAATGCTGCGCCAAGATGATGTCGGACATCAAGGCCGATACCGATCTGATGGCCAAGTTCGCGCCGGCGGCCGCAGCCTTGGATGCCGAGGCGCACGCCCTGGCACTCGCCAATGACGGCTTGAGCAAGGCCCTTGTCGAAAGGGCCATCCCGCAGATCGAAGCGCTCACCAAGACCATCGAGGACATGCGCGTCACCCACGCCGAAGCCCTGGCCAAGCGTGACGAAATGCACGCCGCCGCCATTGATGAACTGGCCAAGCGCGTATCCCTGATCGAAGGCGAGCCGGTCCGGAAAACGGCCGGTTCGGCGCATGTCAGCATCGAAAAGCAAGCCGACGGCGGATCGAATAGCAATGGTGCCCGCGACGAGAGCGTTCAAGACTTGCTCAGCAAGATGACGCCCGAGGAAATCGGCCTACTGCAGGTTCGCGCCGCGCTCCGCAATCCGCAACCGCTTACCCAGCGATAACTCTTCAGCACGAGGCCAGCGCCTCGGCTTAACGCCCTCAATGCCGCATGGGCACCGGCATCGACCGTCGTGACGACGGCACTCCTCCCTTAGATGGACCCCCACCCATGTTTGACACTGTCTCGCGCGAGGCCCTGAAAAAGGCGCTCGTCCAAAACGACGCCCTGTCGGCCTCCATCATGGCCGATCAGGGCATGAGCCAAGGCGAAATCGCCAAGGCCATCTCCACCGGCACCGGCCTTGTGGGCTATGACCTGCAAGCCCCGGCCAAGAACCTCTATCCCGTCAATGCGCCGATCATCAAGACGATCCCGCGCGACGGCACCCGCGCCACCGGCACCGCCACGAACTGGAAGCAGGTCTCCGGCCTGACCGGCTCGGGCTTCGATGCCACGCCGTGGGTTCCGGAAGGCCAGCGCGCCGCCAACATGTCGTACACGACGGCCAACAAGGCCGCGTCCTACGTCACCATCGGCGAAGAAGACTATGTGACCTACGAAGGCATTTCGGCGGCGCAGGGCTTCGAAGACGTCCAAGCCACCATGACCATGCGCCTGCTGCAAAAGGCCATGCTCAAGGAAGAAGACGCGGTCCTGCTGGGCAACAACTCGGTCGCGCTCGGCACGCCCACGGCGCCGACCCTGGCCGCGTCCGGCTCTGGCTCGTCCCTGACCAACACGCTGTATTCCGTTATCGTGGTCGCGCTCAGCGCCGAGGGATACAAGAACGCCAAGCCGACGCCGAACGCCGCCGTCACCGCGCTGCCGAAGTCCAAGACCGTTACCGGTATGGACGGGAACACCTTCGTGCTCAACGGCGGCTCGTCCAACAAATCGGGCAATACCACCATCACCCCGACCGCTGGTCAGGTTATTTCGGCGACGACCCCGGCCATCGCCGGCGCCGTAGCTTACGCCTGGTATTTCGGTGCGGGCGCGGGCAACGAGACGCTTCAGTTCATCACCACGATCAATTCGGCGACCTTCTCGTCGGTAATCGCGGGCGGCGAAAACGCTTCGGCCGTTACGGCGGACTGCTCGACCAACTCGACGGCCTACAACGGCCTGCTGAACACGGCGTTCAATTCCGGCTCGGGTGCCTATGTCTCGACCTTCGCCACCGGCACCGCCGGTGTCGGCACCGTCCTGACCTCGTCCGGCCGTGGTTCGGTCAACGAGATCGACACCATGCTGCAGTCCATGTGGGACAACTACCAGGTCACCGCCTCGGTGATCTATGTCAACTCGCAGGAACTGCGCAACATCACCGCCAAGGTCCTGGCCTCCGGCACTGGCTCGTTGCTCCAATACCGCTCCGAAGCCACCGAACAGGCCGCGGAATACGCCCTCGTCGCCGGCGGCACGATCGAGTTCTACTACAACCCGTTCCTGGGCAAGAAGATCCCGATCAAGATCCACCCCCGGCTCGCGCCTGGCACGATCCTCGCCTTCGCGGCCGACCTGCCGGTGCAATACCAGACCTCGGAAGTGCCGAATGTCGTGGAAATGCGCGTGCGCCGAGACTGGTATCAGATCGAATGGCCGCTGCGCACGCGCCGCCGCGAAGTCGGTGTCTACTGCGAGCAGGTCCTCGCGGTCTATGCCCCGTTCGCCATGGGCGTGCTGAACAATATCGGTAACGGCTAAGCCGGCAAATCGGGGCGGCTCTACTGGGTCGCCCCACTTTCCCACGAGGTAGATCATGCCCGAAGATATCAAAGCCCCCGAGGCCAAGGCTCCAGCCGCTCCCGTAAACTCCACCCCCGAAGACGCCGCCGTGTTTAGCGGACCGGCCAACGCCACCGTCGTCCATGACGGCGAGACCTTCACCTCGGACGGTAAGGGCGACCTGCTGGCCAAGTTGAAGCATGCTCTTCACCTGGCACCGTTCGGCTTCAGCCATAAGGCCTAGTTCACGCCATGTCGGATTTCATCACGGTTGCACAACTGAACGCGTGGCTCGACCTGCCCGGCGGCGCGACGGACAGCCTCTGTGCGACGCTCATCAGCGCGGCGTCACAGTATATCCGGTCGTACTGCAACCGTGATTTCAATCTGAACAGCTATTCCGAAATCTATGAAGGCGTGGGGAAGGACAGGCTGTTTCTCGGCAACTTCCCCATCGTTTCCGTGACATCGATTACATGGCAGGGCCAGACCGCCTTGACGTCGGCGAACCAGGTCGATCCGACGCAATTCGCCGACGGTTTCTATTTCACCAAGCGCGAAGTCATTCTGACCCAGCGAGTGTTTCCGTCCAAAACACCCATCGCCATAACATACACCGCGGGGTATGCCACGATCCCCAACGACATCGTCCAGGCCTGCACCGAAATCGCTGGAGAGGCGTTCAGGCGCCGCAACAGGATCGGCGAGACCTCGCAGACCCTGAGCGGGCAGCAAGTCGTCTCCTTCATCAAGTCTGCGATGAATGAAACTGTCGCATCCATGCTGGCGCAGTACCGGAACGTGGTCCCGGCCTGATGTTGCGGATGTCCGTCAGGCCGCGCGGCCTCAAGGAGTGGATCGCCCGGCTCGAAGGCGCGAAAGACAGGGCATCCGCCGCCGCCGCAACTGCTCTCGGGGCCAAGCTCGGCGATCTTGTGCTCTACATCCGGTCGGAAAAGCTTTCCGGCCAAGTGCTCAATCGCCGCACCGGAGCGCTGTCGGACAGCATAGGGTCCGAGGTCACGTCGACCACATTCCCGGTCCGAGGCGCGGTCTTCAGCCGTGGTGTCAAGTACGCCGCGATCCATGAATACGGCGGCACGACGGCGCCCCACGTCATCATGGCTAAAAACGCGCAGGCCCTGGCCTTCATGATGGACGGTAAAATGGTCTTCCGCCGCATGGTCAACCATCCAGGATCCGTGATGCCGGAGCGGAGCTATATGCGCTCGTCGGTGGCGGAAAACCTGAACGAAATCACCTTTGCCGTTCGCTCGGCCATTATTGGGGCTTTGACACAATGAGCCGCGAGACGGTCTACGCCGCACTGTTCGCCGCCGGGCAACGCCTGACGTGGAACAGCGGCCAGACCTGGGCCTATACCTCTCGCCGGCAAAAGCTGCTGGCCGATCTGCCGGCGCAGCCCGCCCTGATCCAGACCAGCCTCGACGAGGTTGATCGCCGCAAGGTCGGACAAGACGTGCTGCGCAAGTGGGGCGCGCGCTGGTACATCGCGCTGAACACGGGGAAAGACCCGACAGCGGTACCGGATATGGCCGGCAATCCCATCCTCGACGCTGTCGAACTGGCCTTTGCGCCCGACAGCCCGCATCAGAACACCTTCACGCTGGGCGGTCTGGTCCACCACTGCTGGATCGACGGCCGCATCACTAAGGTCCCCGGTGACCTGGGCGACCAGGGCCTGATCGTCGTTCCGATTTCCATGATTATTCCTTGAGGTTCCCGATGACCGACGAAATCCAAACGGAGGCCCACGACGAGGCCCCCGAAGAAGTCCACGTGCCTGAGGCCGAGGCCGAACCCCTGGCTCAACCCGAGCTCGTCGTAGAGCCTGTTTTCGAGCCTCAGCCCGAGGCCATTCCCGCCGCGCCGGCCGCCGCCGCTGATCCCAGCCGCGAAGGTGAGCGCCACGTCACCGAATGGTGGGAGCACTTCGTCTGACCCGAAATTCCGGCCCCAGCGCGCCGGTAGCCCTTTGAAGAGCCGCCTGGGCAACGGTTTCCCGCAGCGTCGGATGACGCCGCCATCCCTTGATGGAGCCTACCCATGTCCAACCAAACCCTGTTCGGGATTGGCGCCGTGTTCTCGACGCCGACCGGCGTGGCCAATCCGACGCCTGTCCCGATCGTCGCCGTCCAAGACATCACCTTCGACATGCAGTTCGAGGTGAAGGAACTGTACGGCAACCTCTCGTTCCCCATCGACATCGCACGGGGCAAAGGCAAGGTCGGCCTGACCTGCTCGTCGGCGGTGTTCGACCCGCTTCTGATCAACGGCTTGCTCCTGGGCATGACCCAGACCGCCGGCGAAACCCGCGCCGCCGTCGCTGAAGGCGGCGTCATTCCCGCGCCGGCCGGCCCATACACCATCACTGCGGCCAATTCCGCGACCTGGACCGAAGACCTGGGCGTCATGAACCAGGCAACGGGCAAGATCATGACCCGTGTCGCGTCCGCACCGGCCTCGGGCCAATATTCGGTCGCCGCCGGGGTCTACACCTTTGCCGCCGCTGACACGGGCATCGCGGTCTACCTGAACTATAAGTACACCGTGGCGGCCGCCGCTGGCGTCGGCACGGTCACAAACATTACCAACCAGGCCATGGGCATCGCCCCGGCCAACCAGCGCCTCGTGTTCTACACCAAGCGCAGCAACACCGGCAAACAACTGGTTTTGACTTTGAATTCAGTGACCTGCACCGCGTTCAAGTTGGCCATGAAGAACGACGACTTCGGCATGCCGAATTTCACCATGTCGGCCTTCGATGACGGTACGGGCAACATCGGCTCGTTCTCCGCCAACGGCACGAACTAAATCTCGCCAGAAGCATAAAGGAAAAGCAAATGGCAAAGCTCACCCTCGGAAGCGAGACCATCGACATCGCACCCTTCGGCCTCGACAAGCTCGAGCGCGCAGCCGACGATATTGACGCGGTCAATGCCGCCCTGGCCAATCGGGATGGAACCTGGAAGTCGATGATCTCAAGCTACCGGCCGGTGATGAAGATCGCCGCCATCGGTCAGGCCGACGATGTCTCTTCGCTCTCTGACGAGGATATCGAAAAGGCGGCCGATGGCCTGATGAAGAAGGCGACGATGCGCGACGCTGCCGCGATTTTCGGCTTCTTCACTGCCATTCTCGAAGACACTGGCCTAACCTCGCCGGGGGAGACGAAGCCGGGGACGGCGGAAGCGGCCCAACCCTCGGCGGATCAGCAGTCCAGCGAAAGCGAAAGCCGCTCCGACAACAACTCCGAGAACTGATCGCCGATCTCGTAATCGCCGGCATAGAGGGCGGCTCTCGTAGAAGCATAGCTCGTAACCTGACCATGCACGACGTGAAGGATATCCGCCGTGCCTGGGATCGCAACGGGCCGCCACTCTACATCACGATGGCGGCCTATGTCGGGTGGAAGCCTGAAGAACAAAAGACCGAAGACCAGCGCTTCGATGATTTGATGAGGATGCTCGGCAATGGCGGCGGGTGAAGATGATGGCGGGGTAGAAATCCCGTTTGAAATCGACATGGCCGGTGCAGAGGCCCTGGACGATCTGCGCCAAAAGCTTGGCGCCCTGAATGAGAACATCGACCGTCTTACCGCGGCGATGAGCCAGAATTCCACGGCTGCGAATGCGCAATCCGCCACGTTCAACCGCCTGGCCAAAGAGCAGGACGCCACAGCGGCGGCGAGCGCTCGCTTTCTCAACTCGCTGAAGGTCCAAGCGCAGACGCTTGGCCTCACCGGCGCGGCCCTGGCGGCGGCGAAGGCGGAATATTTCGGCGTTGGAGACGAAGCCGCCGGCGCCATCGCCAAGATAAGCGCGTTTGAAGCCGCTCAAGCGGCCTCGAAAGAGGCCGCGCGCGCCGAAACGTTGGCCCTGCGCGAGTTGTCGGCCCAAATCAAGGAATTGGAAGCTGCTGAGGCTTCGGAAGCGGCGGCGAAGGCTCGCATTATCGCTGCCCAGGAAGCTGCGCGCGCCGAAATCAACGCGGCGGCGGCTCAGGCGACATACAACGACTTGTTGGGCGTTGGTGGGGGCAGTGGAAACAGCGCCAAGGCGTCGGCGGCCGTGTTCCAAGACGCTTTCGCCGCTGAAGAAGCAGAGGCCGCGCGCGCCGCCGCGGCCATTCAGACCGAACAGAAGGCGCAAGCCGCTGCGGCGGCCGAAGCTGAAGCGGCGACCGCTGCTCGTCAGAAGGTCATCGCCGAGATTGAGCGCGAGGCGGCCCTCGTTGGTAAGTCCCGCGCCGAGGCGCTGGCTTATAAAGCGGCGCAGGCCGGAGTGTCCGAGGAAGTCGCTGGAGCCATCGGCAAGGTCGAGCAATACACCGCCGCCATGAACAAGGCCCACGGTGCCACCTCTACGGTGACGCGCGAAACGCTGGTTCTTGGTCGGGAAGCCCTGCGCGGTAACTGGACCCGCATGGCCGGTTCATCGACGATCCTCGCCTCAGCGATTGGCGTTGATCTTGTGCCAGTCCTTATCGCTGCCGCCGCTGCGGCTGCAACGTTCGGTGCAGCGTTCGAACTGCTGCATGTCAACCTCGCCCGGGGCATTCCTGACGACTTGACCAAGGGCATGCACCTGACCCAGGAGCAACTCGAACGGGTTAAAGACCGGACGGTGACGTTTGGTGACACGGTCAAGGCCACCTTCGAGGTCATCGGTCGTGACATCGAGAAGCAGATGGGCGGGAGCCTTCACAAGGTCCATGAAATCCTTGATCAGGTCGCCTATTTCCTCGGTGCTCAGTTCGAACAGTCGGTGTCGAATATCGCGGCTGAGTTCGCCATGGCGTTCGAAGTGGCGAAGGACGTATGGCAGAAGTTCCCTGACGTCATGCGAGACATCGCGGAGTCGGTTTATAATTTCGTGGGTCAGAAGCTTGTTGACCTCGAAAATCTCACCATCGACCTGATCAATGATCTGACGCGTGCAGCCAATGAGGCTGCGGGGATCAAGATACCGCAACTCGATCACCAGCCGTTCGAGGCGCTTCACTCCTCGGCGTCTGGGACGCTGGCTGCTATTGGCGCCGACGCGATCAAGACCGGCGAAACGGTTTACAAGTCTGTCCACGGCATGATGGACGGCCTCGCCAACGATATTAAGAACCAGAGCATCAAGGATGCGATGGAACGGATCCGTGACGAGGCGGGGAAGGCCAGGCGAGAGAAGGGGGCGGCATCGCCACTCCAACTTGACCGAGAGGAACTTGAGCAAAGACTTCTCGCGCGAAAGGCTTTCGGCGACGACGCCCTCGCGATTGAAGATGACTTTTGGACGAAGATAGCCAACGATCAGAAGCGGTCGCAGGCCGAACGCACGGCCGCCGCGACTGAGGCGGCGAAAGTCGAGTTGGAACAATGGAAACGCGGTCTCCAGGCCCAACTTGACGCCACTAAAAACGCCGTGGACCTGCAGAAGGAAATCCTCAAGACCCAGTACGACACCAGCATCGGCGACGCCAATGCACAGATTGCGGCGGACAAGGGCGATCCCGAGGCTTTGCAGGCGGACTATGCGGCCCGGCTGAAGGTCCAAGAGGATTACATCAACGCCGTCGAGGCACTCGACGAAAAGGCGATAGTCGCGAAGAAGGCTTATGACGCTCTCATGGGCGATCATAATGCCGAAGCCAACGATGATGCCGCGCTCGCGATGGCGAAACAGAAGGCCTTGGACCAGATCGCGCAGGCTCAGGCCAAGGCCAAGAAAGACGAGGCGGCGGCGACGCGAGAGGCGGTTCAGGCGCAGATCAACGAATATCGGCGAATGTTTACCGAAATCGGTGATGGCATGCGTCGCGCCGTCGAGGGCCTGATCGAACATACAATGACATGGCGCCAGGCCGTGGTGAGGATTGAGGAAAGCCTTCTCGACAGCTTCCTGCGTGTTCAGGAGCGATCCTTGGCCAAAGAATTGGCGACCAATGCTCAGAAATTGGCATCTCATCACGCCATGAACGCAGCCAAGGCCACCTCGGATCAACAGTATGGTCTCCTGTCCATGCTGTGGTCATTTCTTACCGGCAGGACGGCCGTAGCCAATGATGCGGTACAAGCCGGGGCAGGTGCGTTCAAGGCCGCCGCCGAAACCCCGATAGTCGGGCCGTTCGAGGCGCCGGCGGCTGGTGCCGCTGCTTTCGCAGCCGTCTCGGCTATGGCGGCCGGCCTGTCCCAGTTCTCCGCCGCCGGCGGGATGTGGGAAGTGCCGTCCGATGGGACGCGCATCACGGCACACGCCAAGGAAATGGTCCTCCCGGCGTGGGCTGCAGTTCCGCTCCGCGACATGCTCATGGGACAGCGGCCGGGATCGAACTCGACGACGACGAACAATCGCGGTGGCGACACCCACCATTGGCACATTTCCCAACTGCCTGGCGAAAGTGCCGATGACCTGGCCAAGCGGATCATCGGCCTCCACGACAAGTCCAAACTCCGCAGGGAGATGTTCGCATGATGACGTCGGTGCCGTCACGCTGGGTGGTGACGGAAACCGATCTCACCACCTCTGCGGACGTTTTCCCGGCCCTACCAGGTCAGGGCTTCGTCGAGAAGGCGCCAACCTTCTCGACCCTGACCCGCACGGCCTCCTCGGGGCGCGAAAGCCGGACGGCGCGATGGTCGGCGCCGCGATGGGCCATCAAGGTCAGCTACGAGGCGATCCGCAACCGGGTCACGCTGCCGGAGTTGACGCGCATATGGGGCTTTTTCTGCACCGCCCTGGGTTCGTATGGCGCCTGGTTTTTCCACGATGCCTTCGATGACACCGTCACCACAACCGGCGTCCTCGGCACCGGCGATGGCGCCACCACGGACTTCCAGGCCAGCCGAACCCTCGCGGCAGGGACCGCGTTCCAGTTTCAGGATCCGGTCTACTGCTTCTGGCTCCAGCCCGTGGTCTACGTCAACGGGGTCGCCACGACCGCCTTCACCGTCCAGCCCTGGGGTGTGATCCGGTTCAATGCCGCCCCGGCCAACGGGGCCGTCCTGACCTGGTCGGGACAATTCCTCTTCGTCTGCCGGTTCGACCAGGATGACCTCAACGTCAAGCAGATGACCCACGACCTGTTCTCGCAGGACGGCATCAAGTTTCTGAGTTTGAAGCCCTAATCCGATGAAATCCGCATCCACGGCCCTTCAGACCCTGCTTGCGGGGCGCGACTTCGTGTACGCCGATCTTTACACGATCACGCTCCCGTCGTCGGCTCAGATATTGCTCTGTGGTGGTGACCGCCTCGTCCGCGCCACCGGCACGGGCGAACTCATAACCGACACCGGCAACCGGATTGTCACCAACACTGGCGCAGGCATCCAGATCACGACCGCCAACGGCGCCGCCTATCCAATCGGTTGCCCCATCAGTGACGGCGGCATCAAGGCCAAGATCGGGCTCGACCCGAACACGGTCGACATCACCATCCTCGCCGATGACAGCATTGCCTTCTACAACGGCGAGACCCTGCAGGACTTCCTCTACGCCAACGGGCTCAACGGCGCCTCCATCCGCATCGACCGCGCTTACAGCCCGTCCTGGGAATATCTGCTGAAGATTGGGCCAACGGGCACGATCAACCGGTTCTCCGGCTTCTTCGGCGTGGCCAAGTCCATCACGCGCACCCAGGCCGTCATATCGGCCTATCCCTGGACCGACCTGCTCAACACCGACCTGCCGGCCAACGTCTATCAGGCCAGTTGCCTCCACACCTTGTTCGACACGGGCTGCGGCCTGAGCCGAGCGGCATATGCCATCTCGGGCGTCGTCGACGTGGGCTCAACAGTCACGACCGTCGCGACCAACCTGACCCAGGCCGCAGGATATTTCACCCTCGGCAAGGTCCAGTTCACGTCCGGGGCCAACAACGGACAGCAGCGCACGGTCAAGACGCATGACGGCGCTGGGGACCTCATTCTCGTTCAGGGACTGCCTGCGGCGCCGGCCGCCGGCGACACGTTCACGATCTATCCCGGTTGCGACCTGAGCCAAAGCACATGCACGAACAAGTTCAACAACCTGCTGAAGTTCAGGGGCTTCCCACTTGTGCCGCCGCCCGAGGCGTCGTTGTAGCGGAGGCGATGAGCTGGGTGGGGACGCCGTACCATTCCAACGCCCGGGTCAAGGGCGCCGGCGTGGACTGCGCCCAGATGCCGATCGCGGTGTATCACGCCTGTGGCCTGATCCCTGATCTCGATCCGGAATATTCGCCGCAATGGCATCTACACCACGACGATGAACTCTACCTCGACCAGGTCCGGCAGTACGCGCGCGAAATCGCGGTCGCGGCGGCGCGGCCTGGCGATTTCCTGGTATGGCGCTTCGACAAAACCTTCAGCCACGGCGCCATCGTGGTTTCAGAGACTGAGGTGGTCCACGCCCTGATCCGCATTGGCGTCACCGTCTCGCATTGGCGTCAACACAGCGAGTTGAGCAATCGCCCCGTGAGGGCCTTTACCCTTTGGGACTGATCCGTCATGGCGGGGAAAACATCAAGATCGGTGCCCAGGCTCAACCACGCCAGGATCCAGACCTCAACCTATTCCGCGGCGATCACCAAAGGCTGGGGCACGTTCCGATGCAGCCTGAACCTGATCTACATGGGACCGCTCCATTCCAAGACCGATAAGGCCGCATCGGGCAAGGGCGGTCTCGGAGGGGCAAAGACTTACGACTACTGGGCCGATGTCCTGCTGGCGGCCTGCGAAGGCGGCCTTCTCGGCATCGCGGCTTGCAAGGAAGTGTTCAAGGACTCGTCGCACTTCGTCGACGGCGATCTCTACACGCACTATAGCACGATCGCTTCGGCCCTGACCGCGCTTGGCAATACCGCCATGGCTGCGGATTACACCGTCCTGGCCAACCTGGCGCAGGCCATTAACACGGGCTCGACAACGGCGCTCCAGAGTGCGGGCCTATCCATGGCCAATGGTGCGCTGGGCCAGGCGCCTCAGTCCTGGCTCACCGGCACGAATGCCATCGGTTATAGCCAGACCTGCTATTTCTGGGCCCAGAACTACTCGCTTTCGACCTCGGCGACCCTGTCGAACCATACGATGACGCTGATGTCGCAAACCCGCGTCCAGGTCGGCTCCGTGACGCTTGATGACGGTGAGCCGTCGGTCATCATCGCTGATACGCTGCAGAACCCCTATGACGGTGTGCCGGGCTGGCCCCAAGGCGTGCTTGGGGACTGGACCGAGTACCAGACCGCGAACATGGCCTATAGCTTCTTCATCTCGCCGTCACTGGATAGCCAGACCTCCGCCGCCTCGGCGATCCAGGAAATGCTTGACGCGTCCAACGCCGCCGGGTTCTGGTCGGAAGGCGTCCTCAAAATTCGGCCCTATGCCGACACGGCCAAAACAGCCAACGGTGTCACCTTCACACCGAACCTGACCCCGATCTACAGTCTTTCCGAGGTGGATTACATCGTCTCGGGCAACGAGGACCCCATCGAAGTCATCCTGAAAGAGCCGAAGAAGGCCTTCAACCAAGTCCAGGTCGAGTTCGAAGACCGGACCCACCAATACAACACCCAGACCATCCCGGCGAATGATCAGGCCAGCATCGACCAATACGGCCCGCGCAAGGAAAACCCGGTCAACTACCGCTGCATCAAGATGCCGTCGGTGGCGACCGCCATCGCTCAGGTCCGGGTGCAGCGCACCGCGAACGTTTGGCGCACGTTCAAGTTCAAACTGGGTCAGGAGTTCGCCGCGCTTGAGCCCATGGACCTGGTGGAACTGAACTGTGTCCGGCCCGCCATGACAAACAAGCTGGTCCGGATCACGTCGATAGACGAGGGCGCGGACGACATCTTCACCGTAGAGGCGGAGGAAATGCTGGTCGGTGCGTCATCAGCCCCGCTTGTCTCGCGGCAGGGCGTTGCGGCTGTATTGACGAATTACGACGTGGCGCCAGGCAATGTGTCCGCGCCCGTCCTTATCAATCCGCCGCGGACCATCACCACGGCGGGCGGATACGAGTTGTGGGTCGGGGCCAGCGGCGGCGCGTCCTGGGGCGGCTGCGAGGTCTGGGTCAGCCTCGACGGAACAAACTACGCCAAGCAGGGCGAAATCGACGGCCCGTCGACCTATGGCGTCCTCACCGCGGCGCTTGCGGTCGGCACGGATCCTGACACGACCAACACCCTTGCGGTCGACCTGTCGCAGTCCACCGGGTCGCTGAGTTCGACGTCAACCACAACGGCCGATGCCGGCGGCACTCTGTGCATCGTCAATGGCGAGTTGATAAGCTATGCCACCGCAACTCTTACCGGCGCGAATGCGTACAACGTCACCTACCTCCGGCGCGGGCGCTATGGCACCGCGATCGCTTCTCACGCCTCCGGTGCCGAGTTCGTGGTGCTTGACGGCACGATCTTCAAGTACCCCTACACTTCGCTCCAGATCGGCGCCACGATCTATGTCAAGTTCCTATCGTTCAATCTGTTCGGCAGGGCGAGGCAGGCATTGTCGGACGTCTCGGCTTACACCGTGACGCTGACCCCGACGGGCGAAGCCACGCTCGATGTTATCGCCTCGGTGAACATCGCCGGCGGGTCTCCGACGAACACGCTCGGAACCCTCGCCACCCAATCCTCGGTGACGACCGGCGATATCGCCACCGGCGCCGTCACCCAGACATTCATTGTCTCGGGCTCGACGCCGATCACCATGAATGGAACCGATGTCACGGTCCTGACCGACACCCTGACCATCAATCAGGACTGCACGATCCAGGCCACGGCCGTGATGAAGGCAGCGTTCAGCAACGGCGCCGAGTCTTGGTCCGCCCACCTCTACATCAACGGGACCGACACCTTCCCTACGGGTGGGACGAACTTCGCCGACAGCTTGGCCATGGCCGGCGCGGTAACCATCACCGGAGCGACATATCCGCTCTCGGTGACGGTCAGCGCCACGTTCAACGCCTCGTCCCACGTCGCCGTCGATGCACGGAACCTCGTCGTCAACATCCTGAAGCGCTGATCCGTCAGCGCCCACCTTTCACAAGCCGCTCGTGACCCGGTCGGCTTCTTTTATGTGATCCGCGCGCATGACCGATATCCAGATCGACGCCCTTTCCCCGGCCGGGACGCTGACGGGAAACGAGAACACGGCCATCAGCCAAGCCGGCGTCACTGTTCGGACCAATATCACAGGTCTCACGTCATTCGCGGTCGCACAGGCCACCGCAGCCGCGCAGGGCTATGCCAATCAAGCAGCGGCGTCGGCAACGGCTGCGGCAGCAAGCGCTAGTGCGTTCAACAATCTTTTTGATCAGACATCTCTTCGCTACGCGTTCGGCAAGAAAATGCTGGCGACTGTGGCAGACGCAAACCTTGAAATGGGTCTTGGTCTGGCCGAGGACGGCTTTTTTTATGCCAAACATGCTATCCAGGTTGGAGCGGTTGCAAACGGCCTGACCTTCACACGCAGCACCCTTACAGGCTTCTATTCAATCCAGCTGGGATCGGTGCAGGGCCAACTGCCGCTTGGTTCGGCGGGCGATATGATCGATACGACCGAGCTTCGCTACTACGCCGGAAAGGCGGTGGCGTGGGATGTCAGAGACGTCAATGGTCGGGCGTCGATCATCAACACCATAGACGGCGACGTCTATATCCCGAACCTTGTGCTTGGCGCCAATCAGACCAATAACCTGGACAAGGCCCTGGATACGACCTCGTGGCTATTCAGTTCAGCAAAGGTCGGTTCGGCCTGGCAAATCTTCCGGACGTCGAAGTCCTCGTGGGGTCAGCCTGTCCAGACCACGTTCACGGGTAACAACCTGAACCCGGTGATAAGCGCCGATGGCGCCAACATCATCTATTCATCGGACAGGCTGGGTGGTCGAGATCTATTTTACCAGCCTACCGGCGGCCTTGTGAATGGGAAAGATCATCCGGTTTTCCCCACGACCGGCGCCTTCTATTGTCTTGGTGATAGCCTCACCCAGGGCGGCGAAGGAAACAGTGGCGCCGGAGCCTATCCAGTGTATCTCGCATCACTGCTGGGGCGAACGGCAACGAACGCGGGTATTGGTGGCCAAAAGTCCACGCAGATAGCGATGCGGTACGGGGCGGTATCTTGTTGGCTCACGTTCGGCGGATCTTCGGTCACTACAGGCGCCAATAGTGTCGCCGATATCGGATCGACATCATCCAACGGAATACCGGTTGGAGCGTGGCCCGGGAACGTTGATCCAGACTACCGGCTTCTTTCGACCGCGGCCAGCTCTGGAAACTTCAGCTGCACTGGAACGCTGATAAGCGGTGCAACATCGGTTCACGGCATCCTGGCACGCAGTGTCACCGGAGGAACGACCGAGGTCTATAGCTTCACCCCGGATGCCAGCGCGTCAGGCCTACCCCTGTCGGTCAGTGGGGCGGTGCAGTTTCTCGTCGACACATTCGGATATGATGACGAACTGGCGGTCTTCTGGCTAGGGCGCAACAACTACACCCAGACCGCACAAGTCACATCCGACGTAAATGCCTGCGCCGCATGGTTTAAGCCGCTGGCCAAGCGCTTCGTGGTCATGGGTGTTCTCATCGGCCGGTATTCTTCCGAGGCGTCAGGGCAAGCGAACTATACCACCATCACCGGGTACAACAGTTCGCTCTACGCGGCCTATCCCAACAATTCCGTCGATCCTAATGCAGCCTTGCTGGCGGCGGCGAATATGTCGGACCCGCTGGACGCTTACCTGCATGGCCTTGGCCAACCGCCGGCATCACTCGCGGCCGTGACAACGGGGAGCTCGTTCAGCGCCAACGTCGCCGCCGGCGATACGACCTTTTCCTGGTCCGGAACCGCCTCGGTTTACGGGGGCGCAATTCTTCGCATCGGCACGGGCGAGGCCATTTACATCAACTCCGTCTCGGGCAGCACGGTTACGTCCTGCGTCCGTGGCTTCGGTGGAACCACGGCGGCAGCATACACATCGGGTCAGGCGTTCAATGTCCTCGATCCCATCCACCTAAACGGCTCAGGTTATAACGTCATAGCCACGGCATTATACAACTTTATTTCCGGAAAGAACTGGTAATGACAATAACTGTCACACAAAAGCTTTCATCAGCTTTCACGGATACGTCGCTTCCGAAGCTTTATCGTGATCCTATTCTTACAGCAGGGTCATTGTTTTTGTTCGACGCTCTCAATAGCTATTCGAACCCAAACGCAGACGGCAATATCGCGAACGGGGCAACCTTCGCCAATCTCATTGATGGTGCGCCAGGTGCTACGGCAAACCTGCTCGGATCACATTTCCAGAACCTCACCGGAAAGGCGGGCATCTATTCCGATGGTGCCGGCGGCGGCAGCGCGATCGGCATGGGGGCCAGCACATATGACCTCTCTGCATCTAACCATGAGTTCTGGGCCTGGCTATGGTTCAAGCTCCCGTCAACTGGATATACCACCAGCAATTACCAGTCTCCGTTCTTTTATTCGACCAGCAATGCGAACACGTCGCAGTGGTGGTTTGATCTTGGCGTTGGTGGTGTTCAACCCAGGTTCTCCATAGGTGAGGGCGGTACGTCCGCCATGACGCTGACCAGTCCGACCAATATCACGCCCGGCTCCATCTACATGCTTGCCGGACATTGGAAAGCGGGCGCGCTGATGGAAATGTACCTGAACGGGTCGCTGAACAATTCGAACTCATCAGGAATTCCCTCGTCACTGCAGGCCGGAAGCACGGCGCAGCCATCCATCACCGACAATGTCACCGGGACAATTTACCGATGGGGGCTTGAGGACCTTACCGTATCGGGGGCCTCCGCCGCTGCGCAAGCATCCGCCGAATACAACGCCAATCATACCCGCTTCATTTGAGATCAAATCATGCTTCGCAAAATCCTACCCCTTGCCGCGATGTTCGTTCTCGTCGCAGGCAGTGCATCTGCTCAAGTGGCACCGCAGTATTCCGGGGCCAACGGGTCAATAATCAATGGCCAGGTGATGTTGTGCCCGGCCGCTGACGGCATCCACGCCACGGCATGTCCTGCCGGCACATCGGCGAACCCGACGATCACGCAGCCCCAACCGACAACCGCCGCGGTAGCGTCGGCCCAACAGACCTGCACCACCTCCGCGGTTCAGCTGCCGAACCAAGCATATACAAACGGCTTTGTCGCGACCGCGCTGACCACGAACACGGGCACGGTATATATCGGCGGCAGTGGAGTGACGACGTCTACCGGCTATCCGCTCAAGCCAGGTCAGTCCATCGCCTACAACGCTGCCAATTCCAATCAGGCCTACCTGATCTGTGATGGCAACTCGGACAAGATCACGATCACCGGGAACTGACGATGAAATCCATTTCCAAACTGTTGGCGTCTCTCGCCTGTTTGTTTGCTTTCGCCCCGGCGTTTGCGGCAGTGCCTCCTATCCCACCGACGCCAATCGTCGCGGCGGCATCGACGCAAATTCAGGCGCCACTGGGTATCAACATGTGGGGCGACAGCCTCACGGCTGGTGGCCAAGATGGCTCGGGCATTACCGTTGCCACGGCCTTGTCCGGTCTGACCGGCCAACCGGTCTACAACTACGGCGTCGGCGGTCAGGTCTCGACCCAGATCATGATGCGCGGCGGTTTCATGCCGACGACCGTGACGGTGACCAGCAATTCCATGCTCACTTCGTTTTTGACACAGACGACTGTGACCGCCTTGGGCGGTGTCGCGCTTGCGGGGACGGCGACGACGCAGAGCCCGGACTATCGTCTTTATTCCACACCGGCCGGAAATGTCGGCGGCACGCTCTATCAAGGATATGGCACGCTTTGCGGTGTGTACGGTATCCTGACCCGTTATCAGGGCGGACTTAGCGGTGGGCCGCCTTCGACGACCGAGGCCTATCGCTGGTATAGCCTCTATGCGCCTTCGAACTTCAGCAACCCGATTACCTGCGCGGCCAATTCGACCTTTACGCCGGATACCGCGAAGTTGATGGGTATGCCGGCGATCGTCTGGCCGGGCCGCAACAACTATACTCAAGTCGCCCAGGTCGAAAGCGATATCGCCGCTTTCGTGGCGGCTGAAAATGCCATCGGAAACCCCAACTATCTGATTTTGGGGGTGATCAACGGCGAATACTCTGGCGAGGTCTCGGGCCAAGCCGGTTATACGCAGATCACATCGATCAATAGCAATTCCGGGTCTTTGTATCCGGGGCATTTCTGGGATGTGCGTGCTTGGCTGATCACGCAAGCCACTGCCGGCAACATAATGGATCAACAGGATGTTGCCAACGACATTGTGCCGTATAGCCTGCGCGCGACCGTCGGCACCGGCACGCTGTCCGGCGCGCTCGGCACGACCGGATGTCCGACCCTATCGGCCACGGCCTCTACCGGGACCTATCACGTCGACAGCGAATACATCATCGCTACAGCCGTCTCCGGCACGTCCGTCACGACCTGTTCCCGCGGCCAAGGCGTCGGTGGGGTCGCCGCCGCCCACAGCAATGGCGCTGCCTATACGCTCACCGACAATATCCATCTCAGCGGCACGACCGACGCAGCGATTGCGAGCTATATCAACAGCCATTTCCTGACGCTGTTGACGCCAGCGAAGCAGACGGTCGTGACGCCGGCCGCGATGGGCAACTATCTCACCGGGGCAAACGTCGGCATAAGGGCTGGCTCTACCTACGTCCACGGGCTTCTCAACGTCGATGGCAACACCGTGTACGCGCCGAACTTTGGCATCCTGTCGACGGACGGAAACGGCAACCCGATCCAGATCCTGCGCGCAGTCGGTGCGCAGGTGTACATGGGCGGCTCCTTCATTCAACAACTAAGCTTCGGCACGGGCGGTGTCGGCGGCATTTCAGCCCAAACCAGTGCCAATAATGGTCTTTGGATAACGACGCACGGCACGGCGGACGCGGGATATTCCTACTCTCAGCCCGCCACGGGCAGCACGGTCACGATCGCTGATACCGGCGACCTCGCGATTATCGATCCCGCCGGCAGTCTATCGACGCTGACGGTGAACTTGCCGACGTGTTCGAGCTCCTACGATGGGAAAATGGTGGGTGCCAGCTTCACGCAGCCGGTCACAACCCTATCCATGGGCGCGACGGCTGGCACGGTGTTGGGGGCGCCAGCTACCGTCGCGGCAAATTCGGCCTATCGTTGGATATGCAGGGGCACAAACACGACGTGGTATCGGCTCACGAACTGATCCTGCGCCGCTACCACCCCGCCTTGGTTATGAAGTCCGCTACGGTCGCGGCAACAATACCATTGCCGGCATCGTTGAGATGCAACTGGTCACCGCGCAGGCCGGTTGGGACCAGATCATTGGCGTAATCGGAAGCGTTCGCGTACTGCGAGCCCGGTGCCCCCTTGGCCACCAATATGGAACGGATGTCGATGTAGTTGTTCGGATAGGCCGCTTTTAACGAAGCGTTCAATCCTGTGATCGTTGTCCAATTGGCCAGGCCGTTCGTCTCACCATTGTTAAAATCGCCGTTCAGGATCGACAAAACCACGAATTTGCCATCGGGAAGGGCGGCGACCATTTTTGCAATGTCGGCAATGACTTCGGAGGGGTAGAAATAGTTGTTCCGCCCCGCCCAAATGACAGCAATTGAGCCCGGCGCTTCGACGGAGATCGTGAAGGCACTTCCGGCCGGGCAGTTGACCGTGCCAGGATCCGTTGCCGGCGTGAAGGTATACTGAAGGGCAGTTGACGGGGGACCTCCCGACGCGCTGCCTGTCAATGTGCCGGCGATGCCCTGGATCGTCCCATTGACGGAAATGGGACCGTTTCCCGCCCCTGTGGAGACAAGCCGATAATCAGGGTCTTGCATGGTCGCGTGCCCGACGAGAACAACCCCGTTGACGGCCGTGACAGCATTGGCGCCTGCGACGATTTGGTTGCCGGAAATAGTCAGCTTTGTTGCAATGCCACCTTGGCGCATACCGATCTGCGTCGAGGTTTGGCCGCCTATGCCTTGATTTACTACCGTCGCTCCAGGCAGCAAAGCCGTCAACTGATCGGGGTATGGAGTACCGTATACGCCCTGGGTCAGGCTATCGCCCCAGCAGATTATCCGGCGCTTTGCCGCAGATGCCGAGCTCGATGAACTGGACGAGCTTGAAGAACTTGAGGAGGTCGAAGCGGACGCGCTTGATGAACTGGAGCTTGACGTGCTTGCGGTTGAAGAACTGGAGCTCGATGAAGCACCAGAGACTGGCGTGATCGAGGCGCTACTTCCCCCGCCTCCGCCGCCGCAGGCGGTCAGGATGGTTGTTGAACACGCCCCAAGAAGGAGCGCACGCCGATTGGGCGCAAATATCGTTGTCATGTGAAACCCCACTCGCTCCGGTTGTCGTACCGCTTACGGACGTTTCCGTCAATTCCAGTCGCCTCAGGGTGGCTTTTTTCATGCCCTAAGGAGGGGCAAAACCATGACCACTACCGTCAATATGAACGGCCTGACCGGCCAACTGTCCACCATCCTGCGAGAGGCTCTGGCCGCGCTGGAGAAGTTCACCGGTCCCGAAATCGACGCGCTAAAGGCTTCGGCCAAGGATACTATGGACAAGGCCGTGGCCGCTTCCGGTCCGATCGGTATCCAGATTTTCAACGCCGGTCTCGAAAGCTTTCCGGGCGTGAAGATCATCGCCCCGGCCATCGAGGTCGTTGCCGATCCCATCGTCGGCAACCTGGTCCATGCCGGTGCCCAGGCAGCTGACGACGCTATTACCGCAGACCTGAACAAGGCGCAGGCGGCGCAAGCCGCCCCCCAGCCCCAGCCGGAGTAATCCGGCTCCCTATCTCAACCGTGTCGCTGGTTGCCATGGCTGCTAAGGCCATAGCCAGCGGCACTGGCGCTCACGCCGTCGCTCCGCATCACAAGGGCCTGATCGCGGGCCTGGCGATGTCGTGGAGCCTGATCAGCGATGCGGTGTTGACCGCGCTGCATCTCAAGGGGAAATCGCAATGACCGAACTCGAACGCCTTCAGGCGGAAAATGCCGAAATGCGTCAGTTGCTCAAGCTGGCGGAGAAGAAGCTTCGCGCGGCCGCCTTTCGTGAGCGCGTGCTCAAACGCATGGAGGAAGGCAATCGACGCCTGGAGGAATATGAGCGCAATCGCCCACTGCGCGTCTATTTCGGCGCTGGAGACACCGTCGATTCCATCAACCACGTCGCCCATTAGGAGGTTTCCGAAATGAGGGAATATCTTTCCGCGCATACGCCGGCCGACGAACGGCCCTATCCGCAGTTCGTCAACTTCTCCGTAGAGGGCGACGAAGTCGTGATCTCCGTCCGCGCCAAGCAGACCGAGGTCGACGGCGTCCGCATCTGTGGCCAAACCTGCCAGCCTGGTGGCTTTGGCTGCAATAACTATTGCAACATGGCGCCCGACAAAGGTCCCATGGCGGACAAGCCTGAAGACTTCACCCATCACAACGTCGGCGCCCAGGCGGAAATGCGCCTGCCGCGCGAGACCGCTATCCAGATCATGGGTGAAGCGCTCGCCAAATTGATGGGTGAGAAGTGATATGCCTCTCCGCGACATTCTGATCCAAGAAGAGGGCTGGGAAACCAAGACCTATCCCGATCAGGACGGCAACCACACTTGGGGTGTGGGCCATCTTGATCCGCACTCACCCATCGGCGAAGTCCACACCGATGCCCAGATCAGCATCCAACTCGATACCGATATTTCCGCCGCGACCGGTGCCCTCGAACGCTTGATCCCATGGGTGGTCAATCTCGATCAGGTCCGCCGCGAGGCTGTGATCGACATGGCCTTCCAGATGGGAGCCGGCAAGGTCATGCAGTTCCACCAGATGCTCGCCAAACTGCAGGCTGGTGACTATGCCAGCGCCGCGGCGGAAGCCCTCGACAGCGATTGGGCGCGCGAGACGCCGAACCGGGCGCAGGGCGTCGCCAATCGCATCCGGACGGGCGTCGAGCCATGACGCCGCCTGACGATCCTGAAAACCCCGGCGGCACGCTCCTCGCGCTCGTCGCCCTCGTATGCTTGCTGTGCCTGGTTGGGCTTGGCCTCTTCGCTATTTTCCCGATTGGGTACTGATGACTGTCAACGAAATCATAGCCGTCCTTGGCTTCGTGCTCACCGTGCTCGTCCTCGGCTTCGGTGCCGTGATATGGTTTGTCCGTCTAGAAGGCCGGGTGAACACGACCATCGCGCTCCAAGAGCAGTTCAAGGAATGGGTCGAGAAGGAACACGCCGGCCTGGCCGTGCGCTTTGACGATGGGCTCCGCGATGTCAAGGCATCGATCGACAAGGTGTTCGATCGGCTGGACAAGAAGGCCGACAAGTAGGTCACTCCCGCGAGAACGCGAACTCGATATGCCCCACGGTCGCGGTCGGCTTGAACCGTCCCTCCGCCATCAGGCGCCGCGGTGTCTCGCGGAAAATGCCGGCGCGATGCGGCCGAAAGGTGACAAACTCATCCGGGGGCAATTCCCCTAGGCTGACGAGTGTCAAATCTTGATCGTGATAACGGTCAGGCCCCCATGCTGCGACGGATACTGCACCCAATTTTGCGGATTGTTTTCTGGCTGAAGGTACAGCGGCCAGAACCTGTACTTCTTCAGCGG